GCCTTGAACATTACCTTGAACATTACCTTGAACATTACCAATTAATGCTCCAGTAAAAGTACTAGCAAAGATTCCACCATTTGGATCACGCAATACAACCGTAGTAGCATTTGGATTTACATCAGGAGCTTGTATGTTACCACCGCTATCTAAAACTGCGGTAGCGTGTAATGAACTTCCAGGGCCAGCGGCCCATTGTCCCACTAATGTACCTGTGGTAGTCGGAGACCCTGCTGTTAATGTAGGAGTTTGAACTATAGGACTAGTAATTTGACTATTGTCAGTTAACGTCCATTGTCCTTCTAATGTTGCTGTAGAACTTGTAGAGCCTGCAGAAATATTTTGTATATACGCTGTTCCCCAACGAGCATTACTTAATCCTAAATTGTTTGATAAATCAGTTGCTGGATGAAATTTGCTGGTATTAGATAAATTCCAGTCGCCGACTAAAATTCCTGTTGAACCGGCAGTACCTGCATTAATATTTGAAACATATAATGTAGTAAATTTAGCATTAGATGCTCCTAAATTTATAGATGTTCCACTAGGCAATATACTAGTGTTTGTTATAACAGATGCGCTTGCATTATTAGATATTAATAAATTTCCAGAAACGTCTATGTTCAAAGTTGCTTGGTTTGCAGGGCCAATATTAACACCACCTGCATTAGTAAAACTCCAAAGCCCGCTTACTATTTCTGTTGATGTTGTTTTAGTATATCTAGAATCTTCAACATTTCCGTATAGTGCTACACTAGAATCAGAAAAAGTTAAACCTTTATGTATAGTTGTAAAACCTAACGAATAAAACGGATCGGAAGGATCTACATTAAATGTATTATTTGATGCGGCAATCAAAATATGTCCATCAACTGCGACAGAAACTACAGGGTGGCTAGTATTATTGGTGCCTAACACGGAAGTTGATGTCCACTTTGTATCATTAAAACCTACCACTAATTCTGGGCCAATTAAACTAAAATTGCTACCTGTATTTGTTTGTACCCATAATTGATGTAGACTGCTGTCAAACCATAAATCACCAGGTTGTAAGGTTGTTGGAGCCGACGAGCTAATTTCAGTAATACCTAGAGATCTCCAATTACCTCCATCATATACTCTTGGTCTTAGAATTGCTGTAGAAGTAGTTCCATGTGTAGAATCAAACCAAAACTGACCTTGAATAGGATTAACAGGTTGAGTAGTTGCGGCAAAATTTTCTAACAACCATAAAAAGTTGTCATTTTGACTAGTACCATAATCTGTAACATTTTTTCCTATAAAATTTATACTAGTGGTTACTTGATTATCTATTGCACCATCTGCGATAGTAGTTAAAGGTGTTCCGTCAAATTTTATTAAATTATATGGCATTCATTTTCCCCAATTATGTAATATCTCGTATATAGGTCCATGTGCCTGTAGATACCTGATATAATTTTGTTACATAAGTAGGCACAGGAGGAGGAACAGTTACTGAAACTGAACCTGCCACATCTTCAAGAACGTTTGTACCTGTACTCAATTGTATGTATGATTTATTTAAAGTAATAACGCTAGTAGCAGTACTAGGAGAATATGTTATTGCTAAAACTGTACATATAGCACCATCATATTGTCTGTATAAAGACCCCGACAATCCTCCATCAATGGGCAATACTTTATCTAAATAGCTCTTAATATCTTGATTTGGATTTAAGAAGTATGTAGTATCTATTGACAATGTATAAGGTTTTCTACCTAGTAATCCACCAGCGTTTAATGCGATTTCGCCATCAACGTAACCTTTAGTTGCCGCTACTGTTGATGTATCAATAGCGGTTGTCGGTTTCATATTTGTGATTTGTGTACCTTGAAGATCTGTTAATCCTGTACTAGGACTTATGATTAAATTAGTAAACGGTACTGTTGTAATTGTATTTTGATATAATGTCAATCCACTAAACTCTATACTTGTCATTGGTGTTGTTACACCTAATGTTAATAGATTTGGCGCCGCGGCAGAATAAACTGTAGATTCATCAATAACTTTAGTAACATTAACAAAATATGCTTTACCTGCATGAACTTGAATATGGTCACTTGAATCCCAAGAAGCGCCTGTTGCATTATACAAGAATGTATGATCAGTAGTTCCGTGTAAAATTATACCACCACTATTAACAAATGCATCAGATGATGTTGTTTGGAAAGAACCAAGTTCAATATTTTTATCAGCTACTTGTAACAACTGAGTTTCGATTATAGTCTGTGTTCCTAGAACTTGAATATTGCCGTTAATTCGAACATCACCTACAATGTCTAAAGGATATACTGGATTACTATTAAGTATGCCTACTCGATGATTACCGGCAGAATCATTAACCATTGTAACCATACTAACTTGCCCCGGATTTCCTAATCCATCAGCATCAGTACTGTGTACTCTTAGATCTAAAGTAGATTTTGATTGTATACTATATGCACTATATACCACTGTTGCGGTAGTTATACTATCAACGTATAGTTGTAAATTATTGTTAGTACCAATAATTGTACCTGTATTATTGCTAACAAACAACGGACCACGCATTACGTTGTTTAAAGGATCGTATGTATTCTTTTGAATAAATGAAGTAGCATCAAACCCTGCAACAGAATCTGCACTGGTAGCCGTACCATTAAATCTAATACCGCCAAAATTAGTGTTTAGTGTAAGACCTGTTTTTAAGGTTGATGTATTATATACAGATGTATAATTAGAATTAAGTATAATCGGTTGTTCTGTTAAAGACGCTAGTAAAACTCCGTTATTATATAAATTTGATACTATATAAGTTTTAAGATTTACATCTTGTACTGTTTCAACTAACCAACCTGCTTTACCTACGCTATCTGCATAGCTTTTAGAACTACTTATTAACTTGGCTCCATTCCAATACCATAGTTGATTATTAGCCGAGTCTATCCAAAAATCACCTGCAACCAGGTTACCGGGTACAGTTGTAGAAATTGTTGCTCCACCAACAGGTTTAAATGTGCTGGTAGAATAAACAAACATTCTTCCTTCTAGTGTATTAAACCATAATTGTCCAGTAACTGGACTCCTAGGGGCGGTTACATTAGCAAAATTTTCTAGCAACGAAACAAAATTTTGATTAAGAGACTGTCCATACGCATTAGAATTTTTACCTACAAGAGTTAGACTTGTGGTAATATTATCATATGATTGATCTGCTAATGTAAGTAGGGTGGTCCCATCGGAATTTAATATTGTATATGACATAGTATTAGGTCTTTATGATGTAGTTAAATGCATGGTATGGGTTCATTACGCTGGTAATTTGTGTTGCAGTAGATGTTGATACCCCGTCAGGACCAGAGACATTGGCGGTAATAGTTGCAGTATTAGAACCTCCAACTACTAAAGGTGCTAGGCCTTGATTAGCAATATCATAATTAGGTACATTTGCTCCAGGAACTCGACCAGCAGATCCACTAGGACTACCAATAAAGTTATTACTAAAATTGTCATAACCGATTGCCATTCGACCTCTCATATCAGGAAGCTGAAATGCTGCCACACTTGGATCTCCTCCATATGTGTATCCAATGGCAGCAAATAATGATGGATAATCTTTAGCGTAAAAGAATGAACCGTCGCATAATAACCAGTTGTATGTTCCATCAGATTTTTTATTTGCAACACCAGCCGATGTTAAATTTTGTAACGGTAATAAACCAGCCCATGGAAGAATAGTACCAGCAGGAACTAAACTATTATATAAATCTTGTAAAAAATTTGCTTTTGTAATTTGTATTAATTCATTGGTAGATGTTTGAGCCGCTATTACTAAATCATTAAGTGCAACACTTGTAGCCGTAACTTGATCAGTAATTGCGGTAACACCAAGTTGTGAGTTAAAAGCATAAGTCCCAGGTGATCCGTTCCATGTGAAAGGTGTTTTGTTTGGATCAGTCGAAATATATAACGAACCACTTAATTGCCCGCCAAGTTGGAAAATACTGCCTGTTGAAAGAGAATTAGCACTTGACGCATTTCCTATAAAAGTAGCGGCTGTTCCATTTAGTCCAGAATATATTCTAGAATAAACATTAGCAAAAGCTAATCCAGGTTTTCCAAGATTATATGTACTAGAAGATAGAGGATATATACCATCATTACCTAACGTACTAGTAGGTTGACCCGATAATCCAACTTGTATAGGCTGTGTGAATATAGTAGTTGCAGTAAAAGTAGCAGTTCCGCCTACATTTAGTGTAGAATCTAATCGGGCAGGGCCTTTAATTTCAAAATTTGTATTTGTTAATGTTGATAGCGCAACAGATAAAGTTCCATTAATAGTAAGATTGCCATTAAGTTGCATATCAGTTGCATGACTATTTCCTACTGTAATTTTAAAATTATCCCCATCAACAGTTAATAATTCGTTGTTTACTCCGTTACCTGAAGGATCAGATACCTGAAAAGAAAATTCACCACCATTAACAGAATTTAAAAGTAAATTTTGTCGTGTTCCTACTTTTTTCATTACAAATGTAGGAACAGTTCCAAGACCTAAATTAGTAGTAATATTAAGACTTGCTGATATAGTATTGTCTATGTCATTTCTAACAAAATTATTTCCTGTTACATATTCTGTATACGGGCTCGATACTAATATATTTTCTGCCGCGTATGCAGTAGCGTTTAATTTTGAATTGTAATTTGCATTTAAATTAACACCCGGTTGTAATGTACCAAAACCATTGATAACCTGTTGTGGAACAAAGGTATCTGAACTAATAATTTCTACGACATTATTGTTAATATATTGTTTGATGACAGTGTGCGATGCACCAAATTTGTCAGTTACTGTTTCTGGGTATGAACCAGTCTTAAGTGTACTACTGAAATTAGGACCAACTAATGTCCAGTTGGTCCCATCAATTGTTAGAAATAGTTGACCTAAATCTTCATTTACCCACAAATCTCCAGGAAGTCCGCTAGGAGAAACAGATGTACCCGAAGTTCTCCATACACCATCTGATGGTTTCCAGTTTCCTGTTCCTGCTGTTCCGTCATTTACGTATAATCTATTGTTTCCATTATCAAACCATAGTTGTCCTTGTATAGGATTATTAGGAGGAGTAGCACTTGCAAAATTTTCTAGCATCTGAACAAAATCAGTTGCTATAGCCGACGAGAATCCTGAAACATTTTTACCTATTAAAGATAAACTAGTATCAACAGTATTAATAACCCCGTCTTCAACTACAATCGGTGTAGCAATTTTATTTGGATCTGAGAAATAAACGTTAAAGCTACCCATGATTAAGCTCCAGTTCCGCTAAGACTTTGAACTCGAATTGTATAATCAATTTGAATTAATCGATTTAACGATTTTTGCACAGGGTGGAATATAACATGAGTTAATAGATTACCCATTCCAATTCCATCTAGACTATTTGATCGTAGTCCTAACTCGTCAAACACATAACTTCCGTTAAAATTTGTACTATTATCAAAAGCATTTTGTCCGCTAGGTTCACCGAAGTCTAATAAACAACTAACTAACAAATCAGTATAAGTTGCCCCAGAAGTATGTCTGTATTCCATAAAGTTTCTAGTAGGATCTAGATTATATGTACTTTGTTGATCAACAACTTTACTATATGTTTTGTTATATAGAGAACTATTTACACCAACAGTATTAGGTGTTAGATATGTAATGATGCCCGTAGGATCAACTCGACTTCCGCCGTTGCCAAATTCCATCTCTGAAACCCAACCAAATCCTTGATTACCTATACTTTGAACTAATGCTAAACTGAAATTTTCGTAATGAATAGCATTACGCTTGTTTACGTAAACTTCATTTGTTTCAGGATCAAATATTTTAATATGACCCTGTAATTTAACTCCGCCAAGATCTGTCATGTTAGACTCGTTTAATGGCTGATTAGACTGTTGATTTGGCATGTTTTTGTTCTCATTGTTGTCCATAGTAATATTTATCTGGCAGCGCGGCCGGCCTTTCTAATAAAAATTTAACCTGTTCTGTACTGTTATCGTGCATAGGTACAGTATGATCTATCCATAGTGCAGTTACATTACGCACAACTTCAATTTGAGATCCTATGCTCGTTGCTGTACTTAATATTAGCTGATGTGTATTGGTATCAATATAATATCCTGCAGGTTGTATAATATCGCTGTTGTATTCTCCGCTATCATAGGCAATATTTGGATCATGTAAGGTCAACGGATCTTCAGGACGAGTCAACTGTTTGCCTTGATAAAATACCTGTATCTGCGAATCTAATAAAGCACTACTTGATGTACTTATTCCATGTATCAAATTACCACTAGCGGTATTTAATGCTGTTGTAAAATTAATATTATTCAGATCAAATGTAGCTGTCGAAACGCTGGTAATAATTCTTTCAGTTTGAGTATAATCTAAAACTGGAATATTTTGTTGCGGACTTTGATCGATAACTGCTGTTCCTGCAGGATATAATGATCTTACACCAGTGGCAAAAGTTCCACGCTTGATTTGTGATAAAACATTGCCTGTTTTAACATAATATTCGATTCTTTCTCCGAAAATTAATAAGATTCCAGGCTGATTTCTACTAATATTTGGATGACCTAGAACAGATGCATCTACTACTGTAATGGTAGTATCTGTAGAAGTTAAAGGTTGAGCAAGTTGAGTTGTATTTTGAAGACTCAGGCGTTTATAACTTGTTCTTCCTAGGCTATCTTTAAACATTCTATAACCTAGAATAGACTGAGATGTTATATCAGAAATGCTCATCACTACAACATTATCAGTAGGTTTCAATATAAAACTATCGCTTAATATTAAAGTTTGTCCATCGGCATCAATTTTATAATCATAATTGTTTGTTAAATTAGATCCATTTACTTCTACCCAAAGGTAGTTACTATTAAGAACAGTTCTACTTAAAAGATAACGACCACTGATATTTCCAGCAAATCTTTCTTTTCTGATTCCCATAGTATCGCCATCAGTAAATGTTACAATTCTTATCGTATTTGAAGAAGACGATGTATCAACAGCCGATGTTAACACCAATTGATTATTCTGTATTTCATATTGATGACCGATAAGGTTAACGATAGCAATAGCGTCACCATTTTTAACGGATACTGAATTAAAACGAACTGTATTATCTGTTTGCATTAATTCGTATTGATCACCTAGATTAGCCAGTAGCCCATTAATATACACCTCAAGGCTCGATGCATCTATTGCACCAGTTTGATAGTTATAATGGGCATTTAAAGGATATGTTAATTGATTGTTTTCAATTACAAAATATAGTGTATCAGGAGGAAGCAATTTTACACCATTGTATTCTACAATAACCTGGCTGTGGAACGGTCCAAGTTTGCCCGGCGGCTGAACTAAGTCGAATACACTTACTCCAGTTGTACCTGTTGTAATAACCTGATCGTAAACTTGACTAAAGGCCTTGTAGGGCGAATTAAACAACCAAACTTGTACGACATCTTCTTGATTAAAATTAGAATTAAATTTTAAAGAAGATCTGTTAATATCATATCCATTTGTGGTGCTCAATATTTGATACGAAGATGTAGTAACGCCATTAACTGTAACGTAAGAACTTTCAACATCATTAAATGCAGAAGCAAACGTTAAAATATTTGTTGTGGTATTTGATATGTTAAACACATCATATTCTAGAATATCTCCGCTACTAACTCCGATAGTGGTTATCGATAATAGGCCGGAACCTAAAGTATTAAAAGTTGTAAGAGTATTATTAGAAAAATCAATTGTGAAATCTTGATTTACATACAATGGGTTATCATTCCATAATACCATAACACTATCATTGTTAGGTGGTGTAGTACCTAAGGCAAAGGTACTTTGTGTTCCTGCTGTAAAATATTTTTTATTAATAATTAAAGGATTAAATGCCTGTGGTCTAGTGAACACACTGATGCCGACACTTTCTAATATATTTCCAGGAAGATTTTCTTCTGGTCCGTAACTATTCCAAGGACTAATAAATCCGTCACCGTCTAGGTTAATATCTGTGTATTCATCTGATTCACTTATCGTAGTACCATTAATTGTACCACCATATATTAATGTATCAAGATCTACATCTGTAGGTATTGTTGTACCATCACTAACCCAAGGACGGAAGATAACGATATCATTTGGTCCAACAATTTGTCCTATACTAATAGTATTAACACCTACAGTACCAGTAAAACTCTGCATTGTAGCATTAGGATTTGTAATTGTATTATCTGTTCCGTAATTAGGATCATCTATTCTCACAGCATTTACAATAGATCCCGTACTTACATAAACTGTTATTGTTGTTCCTACAACAGGTGTGTAAGGTAATGTATAAACTTCTGGATTTGGATTTGTAAATGTTATATTTGTATTTGTTGTAAGAGTAGGTGTTAATAAATTAAATCCAATTTCCCAATATCCTCTATATTGCGTATCTGATGTAGAAGTAGTAACTGTAAAAACAGTAGTAGTATTAGTTAGAGTAGCTATTGCACCCACCTGTACATTTCTAATAGACAAATTATTAGCTACATTGAAAGAATGGAGCCCATTGTCTGTGTTTATATGGTCAAATTTTGCAACTATTACAGGACTGGTTGCTTGGTAAACACCAGGTTCAGACACATAGTCATCCCATGTACTACCACCCCACGGCGCTGTATCCCATCCTAAAGAAGAATGAAATGGCAATGTATCAATTGTAACTCCTGGATATTCTAATCCACTCATTAACAGCGTAGCAGTATTACCTGGCATACCGCTAGTTGGAGAGTAATAATTTTGTATTCTATCTACAGCACGATATAACGAAACATTTTTAGTATATGTAACAACAACCGGTGAACCAAAAGTAGGAGTTGTATTCAATGTAATTGTTGCATATTGTTTTGTATAGCCGTTAAATTTTCCAGTTGAATAGTTAATTGTATAATCCGAATCTAATTTTAATAAGCCTCCAACGGTAACTTCAAAATCTCGTTTATTAGGTTCTGGATACCAAGTTAATGGGAATATATGTGTATAACCATCTCCTGTGAATTCATCAACTGCCGTAGGTGTTGTTATTTCATTGTATCCTGCAACTCTATCAAATTTAATTTTTGTTAATGTTGACCTAATCTGATCATTTGCTAATTTAGCTCCAACTTTGGCAGAAGTTAACGTAGTAGGACCCCCGCCTTCTAAAATAATTTTAGGATTTGATGTATAACCAGCACCCGGATTAGTAACTACAATCTGTGACACTTTTCCTAATGCTATATATGCTACTGCTGTTGCTGTAGTAGTTACTACATCGCCGTTGGTTGCTTGTACAACAACTTGCGGAGGATATTGATATCCGCTACCACCATCGAATACATCAATGCTTTTAACATAATATGTATAATTTTCAAACCATGATTTATAAGGTTGTTGATTTAGTAAAGGTGATCCAAATGTAACAGGAGTAAATTGTTTTAATGCTGTATCATAATAAGAAGGAAGATCAAAATCTGTTGTCATAGATAACGACACTTCTGTAGATGTATAGGCATCTGTAAAAGTTCTTACCTTTGTTCTGTAAGGTTTTGCTTCTTCAATAAAACTTTCATAATAACTTGTATCGTCAAGTTTATAGGTTGCTGGTTGATTTAGTTCTCCAGCATTATTTGTAACTCCTATAAACGATGTTTTAAATGCCCAATCTAAGAATTTTTGCTCTGTCAGGGCATATCGAACCAATTTAAAGAATAATTTGTTAAGATGTATTTGTAGATCTCTTACAAATACATTATTATTAAGTGTGTTAAAAATAATTTGAGATTCTACATCCGGTGTTGAATCAAATTCTGTTTGATCCCAAGCAGTATCTGTTCCATCGAACCCTCTGGTACTAGATGTGAAATTCCATAAAGAATCTAAAAGTTTTATTGTTCCGTTTTGTTCGTACACTAAATCATATTCTCGATTGTAAGTCCCTGGCTGAGCTGTTGTTGATAATTTTTTAAGAACAATCGAGCGACCATTACCGTTGTTATTAATCTTAATATAATTTCCTGCAGGAACATTAGTTAATACCGCAAGTTCGTACGGAGCATCAATAGTTAATAAAAATTCTTGATTAGGATTAAATGTAGGACTTACCCAATCAATATATGACCAGTAATTTGTAGTATCGTAACTTTGTACATGAACAGGAATACCCCAAGTTAAATTAGAATAGTTCCATTCATATTTGCTCCACTTGTTATTAACACTAGAATCAACATTTACAATCACTGTAAATGGACGTACTGTTAATGTTGGAGCAAAGGTGTAATTCTTTCCTGGATCAATGATTGATACACCAATAACCGATCCTGCGGTATTAATCGTTGTTCTAATTTCACCATTTATTCCTGAACCGGTTACGGTAACGGTAGGAGCTACCTTATAGCCAAATCCCGGATCAATAATTGATATATCAATAATTTTTCCGTACTGTATTCTGCAAGTTAACACAGCTTGTTTTGTATATCTAGGTGAAAGTGCATCTCTCTCTACTAGATCTTCTACTAGTACATCATATGTGCCCATATCAATGTTAGGAATAGGTTCTTTAGAATCCAAAGGAGAAATATCGTAATTGTCAACTATTAGATTTTTTTCAAGAACGCTGTTTGAATATTCAACTAACGTTCTAATAGCGCCTAATCTATCAACAAACACACTCTGTCTTGGACGGATTTGTACACCATATTTTAATCTGTTAGGCAATGTAGGATCCGGTACTGGATTACCTTGAGAATCGTGTCCTAATGCACTATCTAATATTTTTTGTACAAGAGCATCACTAGGCAAACTATTAATATTGTTTTCTTGTAATAACAACCATTCTGTATGAATAGGAATGTTATTGTTAATAGTATCCATTTCAATAGCTAAATGAATATTATTTTCATTTAGAGAAGGTTTACTATTGGCTAGCATAACTGCGTTGTTTGCTAGGAAAGAAATATATTTTAATCCTACCGATCTTGGATTTGCAATAGTATTTGCAACATCAAATGCGCTCATCCTACGAGTTGTATTGTTAGGAATAACAACTTTATTTTTGACCCAGTAATAATATACATTTGTAAAACCTTGAGTTGTTGAACTAAAAATTTGTTTTACTGATATCACACTATTATCTGGATATTTAGGTTGTCCACTAATTCCTGCAATTAGACCGTCTGTTGTATCTGCTAACGCACTCCACTGGCTAGGTAGATATGTTGACCTTACCCATTCATATACATCTATAGTGCATCCGGGGAAAATTCCTCCCCAATTATTTCTACGGAATTCTAATTCACCTTGCTCATACCAAACAAATTTAACTGTGCTTAAATCCCACCATAATTCACCGACATGATCATCTATCCAGTTGGCGCTGGTATTATTATTTGTGCCTGCATTACCTATAGAATATATTGCAGGATCATTTATCATTTTATATTTTAATTCTTGATTTGCAATTCCAGGAATACGTCCTTTTACTGGGTCAACCACATCAAGATAATCTTGAACTTGAGAATTATAATCGTCTATAGTATAAATTTTTTGTACCGCTGAAAGATCAACAAGGTCAACTTCTTCTCTTAATAAATTCCAACTGTTGGTATAGTTAACATTTTTGTCAAATATGTATACTGAACCAGTTTGTGATTTAGTAGATTGTAACCCTGGAGCACCTACCATAATAACACTATCGGTAGCAAATATAGATTCACCAAATAAATCTGTAGTTCCTACTGTTGTATCAAAAATTTCTTGTCCAAAAACAAACATATCTGAATAACGATTAAACACAAATGCCGACCCTGAAGATTTATCAGAACCTGTAAATGTTGTTGATTTAGAATCAAACGTTGTTGGATTTGCTGTCAATTGCGATGCAGGGTCATTAGTATATTTGGATCCCGATAAGACTGTTGAATATTTGTCAAAGGTTGCTTGTTTTAACGAACCAATAGATGATACTGTTAGTACATCACCTGAAGGAGTTACACCAATATCGGTTCCGAATGCTACACCTAAATTGCTATAAGGACTTGTTATTACTTGATTAAACTCGTAAAGATTAGTTGAAGTATTCAACTCCATTACAATAACTTTACCTTTTTTATCTGAGCCTTCAGAAGAATTCGGTGCTGTAATAAACAAATAAGTTCCATCATCTGTCATTTGTAATTTATTTGCAAATCCATCACCTGGTAATATTCTATCGTATGCTGATAAACCTTGAGTCGTAATTGCTGATCGTGTTCCGTTATTATAAACGTAAACAGTTCCAGTGCTTTGAGAACCTACACCGGGAGCCGCTACCGCAATTATAGATCCATCCTTGCTAGCCGCAATTGAATATCCAAATTGTATACCAGAAACTGGACTAGTTATTGTAGTAGGTGTTCCTAATGTAATAGAACCACTTGCTATATTGTAACTGTAAACATGCACAGTATCAGCACCGGGACTTGAGATAACGATTGTATTATCTGTTTGAGCAATATCATACCCAAAATGTGCATAATTAGATGGGCTAGGATTAGCTAACGTTAAATTGCTAGTAATATATGTTGTAGTAAAATTTATGCCTAAAAATTTAACATATCCCGATTCTGGAGTGGTCTGAAGTGACACATTTTTATTATGTGCATACGGAGCACCTGCTATAATAAAATTGTTTTCTCCATCAACAATTAATTTTTGACCTAGCCCGGTCGGAGTGGTACTTGTATAAGAAGTACCGTCAATATCGTTTAATGTTGCTTGAGTTATATTGACTAATGTATTCCCATATCCGTCTTTTCTATAAACGTAGATTATTCCATATCCAGAGAAATAATTATAATAAGTCGGAGATGCGATAGCCCATTTCTTACCATCTCGCGACCCTGCTATTCTGTAACCATATTGTTCATTTTGTCTAATAGGTGATTGATATGCAGGACTCGATATACTGCTAGTATCATAGGCATTAACTTTTTCAAACACACCCCAGCGGTTATTGCCGTCATTATCTACCCAAATTTTTTCTCCTTCTTTTAAATCATTTAAGAATTCAAAATTATTTAGATCATCAAACGATGATAAACGAACACTGGCAAACTTAAACAATAAACCAATACCCGGAGTTAGTGTTGGGCTTATTAAAGTTAAAGTTGATGCTACTATAAATTGGTTTAACTCAGGAATTTCTGTAATCTGATAGACACCATCGATGTTAGAATCTAATTGGCTTATAGAAATTAAATCGCCTACGTTTAATTTATGAGGTAAGTTAGTTGTTAATAAAATACTACTTCCAGGGAAATTAATTTTTGCCCCAACAATGTTAGTAGGAATCTTAGAATATCGTAATACATCCCAATCTCCATCGTCTCTAATACCTAACCAAATTGTATCACCGTCATTTAAATTTCTGTTGTTAGCAATGTCTAATAAACTGTATTTGTTAAATGCAGTTGATGTTACATCATCTATACGGGGATATCCTGCCATAGGCAACATAGTTGTGAAATCTAAATTACTAGCCTGTGTAGTAGAGAAAGGTTCGCTGGTATAATTGTTAGGTTTAACAATTACATCAGATGGAGTTTTATAGATTATTTGACTATTTGATGTTACACCTGCAACATCAACAAATTCTATAATTTGAGGATTTTCTTTGAATTGTAATTCGTCTAGGCTAATCTCGATATCTTCTTTGGTGTTGAGAGAACCATATTCACCAATTCTGAATGCCCATTCTTCATTGTAATTAATTTCGCCGTGTAGTACCGCTTCGCTTGCCTTACTTAATTTATCAAAAACATTTTGAGTACCTTTTTCTCTAATAAACCCTTGATAAAATTTGTATTGACTGATAGGGTCAATAAAAATATTACTCATGTAAGTTCTAGGTTGATAAGCAGTTAGATGCTGTGCCATCTTTTGTTGACCGGCATCAAAATTATCTATATTAAGATTGTAAAAATCTCTAAATTGGTTGATCTTATAATCAAAGTTAGGTAATAATTGTGGTGTTGGTTTTGATGATAATATTTGCCAGCTAGTAAAATCAAAAGTACTTGCCCCATCGATTCGTTTATTTGCTGTGTAGTAATTTCCTACATAACGAACTACATCACCTATACCATAATCAGTATATTCTACCCAATCGTTAACTATAGCTTCATCATATATAAATCCAGGACTTGTTAACCCGCCGTCCCAACCTCCTGTAATAAATCCTATTAATTTTATTCTTGCTTGTCTATACCCCGATTCTACGTCATAGATAATATCACCGAATATAGATTTGTTGTTCAACACAATAACATGCTCTTGTTGAACAAAATTTAATCTAACAAAATATATACCTTCGTTAGTGTTGAGTGTACTAATAGAAAATTGTCCACTTGTTCTGTTTGTATTAACATATTCAAGAGGAAGAGGATTGCCGTCGGCCTTTAAAACACTATACTCTGTAAAAGGATTAATTAAACTGTCAACTACGGCAGTAGAATTATTAAATTTTAGACTACTAGAAAAAGGACTTAGTGTTATTATGCTTCCGCTAGTCCAATTTTGAGTCGTCCAAAATAATAATTCTTTTGCTGTAAAGTTCCAGTCAATTACTTCTTCAAAGTCACTGTTATATTGATCTAATACTAATCCCTGTTGTAATAACCACTGTCCATAGCCCATTACAGCATAGTAAAGGTCTTGTAGATTAGTATATTCTGTTCCGTATGGTATTTGAGTCACCGTATCAGAATATCTAACTGCCTTCAATACCGATACTCCGCCTATTCTTGGTAAGGAAGGAATTTGAGTAAAATACAAAGGATTAAAAGTTGTGCCAGATTCGTGGCTAACCTTCACACGATACCAAAGGTTATTATAACTTACAACCTGTCCGGCTTGATAAAAATTTGTGTGGGTAGGGTTGACCGCAGTCGGTCCTATTGCAACATCAACAGGTGTTGAGCTTGCTGTCCAAATAACATAAGGTTCTGATTTTCCGCCTACGACAAATGCAGGATCTGTAGATCCTGACACAGGATAATAACAATTAAAATAAGGATGTAATTTATCGTATCCTCTTAAAACAAATCCACTGTCTGTCCTTTCTACTATTATCCCCGATACCCCAATAGATTCTACAGGATTACTTTGATTTAAGAAGACATTGTAATCTTCGTTAGGTAATGCAACTCCAGGATTTTTAGTTGCAGGATTAACAGAATCAATAATGATGTCTATTTTATCTTTATTAACAAATCCACCAACTTTGTACATTAAATTTAATGAAGTATTTGATAGATCTGTTTTTAATTCTTGCACATACGAACTACTACGTTGACGATTAATTTCAACAAGAATAGGACTATAACCTGCAGATTGAACCAATGTTCCACTAGAAATATCGCTGTAGATTTCTAAATTAGTCAAATCAATAAAAGTTTTATTATATATAATTTGACCTGCACTATTAATAGACATTCTACTAGTGTCAAACATCAATGAGCAATATTTTGCAGGGCGGGCCAATGCCATCATAATTTGAACAGCGAAAGGCCATAAACTTGATCTTCTCCATGCTGTCTCTACAGGACCAATATCTCCAAAATTCCAAGATACATTAACTTGGTTTGGATCTAGTCCGCTTGCTATACCTGAAGATACAGGATCTAATAACATTCCACTATTATCAACAGGAATAACAGAAGTTAAACCAGGTCGAGCATATAAAGAATTAACTGAAATTCCAGACGGGTCTCTGATTGTTCCTGTTTCTAGATCTTGCCACAGTAATAAATTTCCAGCTGTATAAGGAGCCGGACCGTATACCTGTGTCCACCACATAGGCATTGTTGGAAAGCCTAACATTTCCCAAGGACAAGTATGAGGTCTATCAGTGTCATAAAAGAATTTAAAAATTCCTCTCCAGCCGCCTGGAAGAGGTAATAAATTTAAATTATCTTTAGCTGTTGAATAATTAAAAGTTTTTGGATCGTCTGTTGCGGTGGTATTATTTTCATAATCTAACCCATAAAATCCAGCCCAGTTTAAAAATTCTGGTTTTAAAATATCTGATATTTGACCGTAAGAATAATCATTAGGTCTAAATGCACCCGGCATTATTTCATTAATATCAAGTAATTCTGTATTATAAAACGTTTTTATGTTGTTATAAATCCTACATTCAAATTCAAGAATTATATCGTCTCGATAATCTCCGTAGGCAACCATAATACTTCCATCGTGCCCTTCTATTACCCAGGTAGGAGTTGAATATGTATCATCAAGATATATACTTGGTACTGATGCGGGATATAATCCTAATTTAGTAGGAGTAAAAGGAACAAAACATCCAGTGGTTGATGTATAATCTCTTATAGAAATTATATCTCCTTTAGACAAAGGTCTAATTATATCAACTGCTGGATCGATAGTATCAAATGTATAATCAACACCGTTTATTAATTGTAATATTGCACCAGTATCAATGCTAGTATAGTAAACCAGCACCGATCGTAAAGATAATGTCGATGTTGAAAATACATTGTTTAATGAGTATTTTGTATTTCTAGAATCAGTTACAGTCCATGAATTAGAAGTATAATCTTTTCCATAAGCTAACATATCAGAATTTATGTAAGGGAAATTTATATCTTTGTTTACATTCATGTTATGTAAAACAATATCTAAAGCAGTCATAGGATCATAACTACCACTGACTTCTTTTATTCGTTTTAAGAAACTTAATTTAAACTGTGAATATTGAATTGCAGACTTTCTTAAAGCAGAAATAACACTATTTTCTTTATCGCTAATAAAATATCCTGCAAATGCCGCAGGTGTTTTATTGCTAATTAATCGAGTGCCGTATTGATTAAAATCACCGATGTCTCTAATATTATTATTTCCAAAAAACGTTCCTGTAAAATTGGGGTGTGCATTTGCCATGGTTTCAGCATGGTCAGATAATTCTGCTAATGTAAATTGAGATATAGGTCCATTAAAAGGATTATTAGAATAGTTAACGGCTACTTCATAATAACCATTGTTGTTTGGTAAGGCATTTGTATATAATTTAAATAATAATCTGTCATTTGTAGATAATTGATTAACAAATGTTACAAAATATCTATTTTTATCAGCAAATAAATTATAATCAGTAGATTCAAATAAACGAACATCGTTTAAGAAAACACCAACTGAAATATTTTGATAACCGGGATTATCAACAGCGATAATTTCTACGCTACTTGTTGCAGTTGTAATAACCCGACTTTGAATAATAGGAATAGCATACGTTTTTCCTTCAGTCCAAACGTTTTCGTATTTTGATCCGTTAATATTATTAACTTTTAAAAATCCTTGTTTAATTGGAACAGTAGTTGTTCCGTTTGCCTCGGTTATCAAAATAATGTCTGTCATAAAATAATTATTGAACAGATAATAACCTTGGTCTGCAATAGTTTTGTATAACAAAGGAAATCCCAATACAGAATCATTGGCTCCATTTCCTACAGCATAGTTAAACAAATATGTACCATTAAATGTATTATTAGTATATGAGGTATAATTGCTGTAGCTTACTCCTTGTTCATCAAATACATCAAACTTAGGAAATTGATTTAAAGAGGTCTTTTCTTGTGCCTCTGTCCATACTGTTCCGTCAAACCACCATATAGATCCTTGATGTGTATTGCCTGTCAATACTGATACATTATCTCCTGCATTAGGAATAGAATCGTCAGCAGGATCTAGACTTATAACAAAATTTCCATTTAGTTTTACAAAATTAACTATAAAAGTTATACCATAAACTAATGGATCCTTATCGGCCAAGAAAATAATTCTATCACCTTGACCTAGTAATACTCCGTCAACATAATATCCGATTTGTCCCTCAACGGCATTAAACGCATCTACTGTAGTAGTATCTATATGTTGAATGTTAGGTTTTGCTTGACTACCAAAATTATAAAGTTGTATATCTGGTTTAAATTCGACGATAGGCCTTGTTGCTCTTGCTGTTTGATCATAGCTAGGTGACGTACCGTTATATAATGCCGATTGAGCAATAACATCTTTATGAAACCATCTGTTATATCGAGACCAAGGATTTAGATCTCGAGATGATCTATTGATAGTTATATATTCCGGTAGTAGCGGTAAGCTGTTGTAATTATCAAACGGATAATCATCAAAATTAGTACCATCATAATTTTCATTATATGTAGACGCATAGGATTCTGGAGTCTGTAATGAATCTACAGAAATTAATCGTATAGCGGTACCTACACCTTCTACAATAAAATCTGTTCCTTGGTAACTCTCAGGGGTTACACTTCCTGCAAAATTAACTTTAAGTCCATTGGTAAACACAATACCGTTTCCAGATGTGTATGTTTTTTTTCCTAAAATTTCTTTTGTAATATCAATTACTGAATTTTCTATTATAGATTTAACAATAATTTGTCCGCCTACTAACTCATCATCCTCAGCTACATAATATAAAGTAGCAGGTGTATTATCGTCGACTGTAAGTGTTATTGTTCCATTTGACGTACCATTGTTAGTAATAGTAGTTTGAAATGCCTGACTTGCGCCTGCAATTCGTCTTACCTTAATCCATACTTTATGTTTTGAATTTACATCAAAATTATAGGTAATTCCTTTGTACAATGTTAATGTAACGTCGGGTGTAAGTCCGTCGGGTGTTATAATAAAGTTTTCACCGTTTTGTGCATCAGTAATTGTATAGGTACTAACTGTACTTTTTTGTAAACCTTCTACAGTAACCGAATCGGGCCCAACTGGTAACCAATAGTATTGGTCAAAATTAATAAACTTATCCCAATCGATATGAGGATCGTAAGAATAGTATTCAGGTTTAAAGAGGTTAGCAAGATTATCAGTTTTTCCGCCTTCAAAAGAAATTTGATTTATTAAATCATCATACCCAAAAGATTTTTTAATGTTATCAAAAGAATCCTTTACAACTACCGCAGGCTCTAATTGATAATTTTTTCTTAGAGGCAAAGATTCGGGTATATAGTAATCTGTTAAAGGATTATAAGTTTTTGTATTAGTTGTACCTGCCCATGCATTTACACGACTAAGTTGAGGTGTCTGAATTAACTGATCAAGAGTGGCAGATAAAAATTTAGAGTTTTTATCCGTTCTGAAGATAGAAGGAAGTAAATTTACTGATTTTTTGCTGTTAGAATCTGACATTCGCTACTATCCTTAAACGCTTGTTATTACTGTTGAAGTGGTCTTTAATTCAGTAGAAGTAATAGCACTAATTATTTGAATATTATCTACTGTGGCCGCATTAATAAAAATTTCATTAGATTGACATGCTATTTCATAAAGACTACCAAATGCTACATCTGCTGTAGGAACTATAACAAAATTTGTGATGTTCGGTGTTAATAAATTCATCACGTATGTTGATAATTCACTAAAATAAAAACTTTGACCAAAGTCCCAATTATCTAGAGAAAAGAATGTATTAATTGCAGTTATTATAGAATTTTTAATTTCATTATCGCTTATGGTAACAGCAGAATTTTTTACAGCCTTAAATGTTGCTTGTAAATTTGATTCCGCGGCTGAACCAAAAAGTGGTTTGTAGGTTACTGGTTGATAAACTATTTCATCACTGATTGCTTTAATAGGTTCTAATACACTGGCATAATTTTCTTCTAGGCTTGAGCTAGTAGGAGTCATAGGTTCTGCTCCGCTACCACCTGCTAACCATGCTCTATATGCTGTGTCATATGATGCATTTAAAATATAAACATCCATAATATTTGTTTTGCCCGGGTCTAACCTTCTATCATCACCACTATTGTGTTGATAATGAAATTTTAATCCTGTTCTTCCAGGTCTAGCATAATATAACGGCATTATGTTATAGGTATAGGTAATAGGATCATATTGCGTAACAACATCTGCATCTGTATCGTATAGATAATACAAGGTAGAAGTATTAGGAGATGCAATATATGTTTCATTAGGGTATGCTTCGATCGGAGTGATCGACGTATCAACTATTAAATAAGTTGATCCGTCTGAGTTTATTTGAAAATAAACAAAATTATCTAAGTATCCTGTCTGTGCTGAAACATGTGTCGGATTCGTAATAATAGTAAATGCATCTGGATCTTGAATTTGACCTGTTACAAGATTAGAATAAAAAGATACTTTTACCTTTTTAGGTTCTATATAACCATCAGCTTCGACTACACTACTATCTATTTGCCAATTATAATCTTCACCTAAAGAAGCAGTTGAGTTAGGCGCATTATTAATGCCTAGTACAGAAATATTATCCTTGATAACTGTATTAGTTACAAAATCATAGTTAACATTAGTAGGATCAAAGAAAAATGCAGTTTCTTGTTTGCTTTCAAATATATATTGAGTTGATCTATAATATACTTTATAATTAATTCCTGTCCATTGAAAACTAATGACCCAGCTTGCATCTAAATTTGAATTAGTTGTATCTTCTTGAAATAATAAACTAAAAGGACTAACTAAATCTAAGTTTGTATCTGTAATAATGTACCAAGATCTAGTTGTAGACGAAAAACTTAAACCAAAATTTCTATTGGCTAAACATAGGTTCACAATTGAAGTTTGTATACTCGGTATCAAAATGCTTCCGAATTCTGGAATTATTTCCGTAAAATAACACCCTGTTGGGACATTTCCCGTAACAATAATTGGACCAGATCCGTTTGTTAATGCGCCTTTTCCGCCGTTCGCTCCGTCTCCTACAACATTAGTAATTTGTATCCATCTATAAGATACTGTTGTATCGTCTTGAGTAGTTGTTAAATTACCATTAGGTAAAAAATAATTACCTGCCGGAGGAAGTATCTTAACTAACGCACCTGTATAGGCGTATTGCAAGGTGTTAGATGAAAAATATCCTACCTGTACAGGTACAGTTTTTGATGGCTGACCAAGATAAGATGTTTTGTCAGCAAGATAACCTGTAGATTGGTTAGTACCCGATGTTACTTTAATCCAGACTGCTCCAGGATCACTAACGTCTGGTCTAGGCCAGTTGTCGTAATAAAATGCTTTGACAGAATTTGAATTAACTATGTCTGCTAGTTGATTAGTAACTACAGAATAAATGTCTGTATTACTAGTAAATGAAAATTCAAAATTTGATTGAGAATACTCTTTATAAAGCGCACCGTCTGTTGCAAATATATTTGTGCTGGAATATTTTCCTGACACATCAGATAAATCAAAAAATTTACTAATACCGCTACTGGTTCTATTAACGCTTTTAACTTTAAGAATATCAGTTCCTGCATTTAAAGGAGCAATATTATAGTCTTCGCCGGTGATCATTCTATTTTGAGTATAATATATCTGTGGCGCTTTCTTTTTAATATTATCAACACTTTCAGATGCTGTACTATTTGTAATAGTATATTGTAAAGATAAAGTTAACGACAATGTTTGACTTTGACCGCTCTTATTATAGTAAGGAATCTGTACTTGAATTCCTCTCATTTGATCAGGGGTGATAGAATAAGTTAGGCCATTACTTTGTCTATAAAATAAGTTAAAGTTTCCTACAGGTAAATTACCAAATGCACCGTCAGCAAAATTTAAATCAATTTGATCGTTTGTTCTAGAAGTTACAGCATAGATATTTCTATTAGAATTGCTAATACTATTATAAATCACATTGTTACCTGTAACCGAATCTACCTTTGTCCATAAATTTGCATAATTGTTGTTTGAGTCCATTTGCCATAGCCAAACATCAGAATCATTAATATCAGGTGCATCTACTCCCACAATTTCATTTGTTACAGGATTGCTAATCGAAAAACTAGTTACTCGTAAATCACCTTGTTTAAGTAAAACAAAAAATCCTGTGTTATTTGAACCTGCACCTTTTCCATCATTTTGATAAATGTAAGAAAAATTACTTCCGGGTTGTGGAGTGTTTTCGTAGATATATGTTTGTCCAGAGAATGTAGATGGAACGATTTCAAAAGCTATTGTTGTTCCATCTATAGGTCTACTAAAAGAATAAACAGGAACATCAATGTTAGCCGAATTAATTTTATATTGTTCGCTAGGAACATTTGAAATTGTACTTCTAGCATAAGGAGTACCAAATGTAAAATTGCCAGGCATTGCAGAATTTAATATGCTTATAAACTGCTGATACCAATTAGAATTTGTAGGATCATTCCAGCCAACTGGTTGGTTAGCTAAATTAATACCACTAGCATCAATCACGTTATCTGTAGTTTTTATAGCAGTAATTTTAATCAGGCCCGATGCAGGACTATTACGTGTTGCACTATAATTAATTAACTGTGCAAGTTGAATAACGCTGTCTTTGCGTTGTGCGGTCTCTAAAAAGTTTTCTCGAGCATTTAAATCAATTCTAAAACTTAAATTTTGTGCAATGAAGGCAATTAATTCAATGAGGGCAACATATTCGCTAGAATCAACATAATCATTAAAATCTTCAGGATACTTTTGATTAAGATAGTTAATCATTGTTCTACGAATTGTTTCAAAATCGTAGCTGGTAAAGTCTGAGTTTTGGAAAGACTGATATATCTTAGTCCAATCTTCAGCGACAAGTAATTTTGAGTTGGTTGCTGGAATCATACGTTATCTTAACCTAAGTAATAACGTATTTATGGCGAAAATAAAGTTGGTATATATTAAGCAGACGCTAGTCCTACAGCAGAATCAAAATTAAATCTTAATGTTTGGCTAACATCTGTTCCATTAAGTAATAGAGTTACTTCGATTAAAAATCCTGCATCTGCCTGTACAATATTAATTTGTGTCGGGCTGGCTCTCAAATCAGCATTTAATATTGCATTTAGGTCATCAGTAATTTGTTGTTTGACTGCCGGTGTTAATGGCTCATAAATTAAATCCCATATTATGGTACCAAAATTAGGATTCATAACACGCTCACCCCTGCGAGTATTAAACCTATTCAAGAGATCTTGTTTAATTAGATCAAAATCATACATCTTAACACTTTTTGTAGTAGTGTCTTGAGTATTGAACCCTACATAAAATTGATTAGTTTTATTAGTATGTTGGCTCGAATATTTTGTAGGAGTAACAGTGATGTTTTTATATGGCATAGTCTACTATTTATTGAGTCGCTGAACCAGTCTTTACCGTATTACCTTGACTGTCTGTTAATGGTATTCCAGATCCAGTAGTTACTGTTGTACCTTGTAACTGTGTTAAGAAGCATTGATAATAATCCATCTTTCTAGCATGAATGTCTGGGCTATTAACACCAACAGCGGCAATTGCGGCATTTATGTAATTAGGATCATTTTGATTAGCATGGCAACGTGCTTTAAAATAAGCTACAGTTACTTCTGCACCTAAAGTGATATCATTAACTAGATCAGGGTTGTTGATTAAATCAAGGCCTGTGGCAGTTGCGTATTGCTGATAGTTTCCTCTACCTGTTAATTGAATGTATCCCCTACCATAGTATTTTCCGCCGTCTGCATCAGTTTGATTGCCTAAGAAATTTGCACCTCGGAAAGTAGGACCGTAGAAGAAAGAGAAGAAATCTTCTCTTGAACCAGTCCATCTAGCATACTTGTTAATAACATCCTGCGACGCACTACGGAATATTTGTTGTAAACGTTCTGGAGTATAGTAATACAATTCTTTTTGTGGTACCCACATACTTTCTCCACCCGCAATACCAAGTATTGCGGCAACTGCATAAGGACTTGTAATTTTAGCTTTTTCACATGCGGCTTTAAGTGCGGCAATACCTGCCTGAGCATTAGGATTGCTAATTGCTTGTTTAGCGGCGGTGCTACAAGTTCCTGGTATAGCACTCGATAAGTTTGCAGGAGGCGCAGTATTTCCAGAAGAAACAACATCAGGTCGACTTGCTGCCGCTGTGTCTGTGTTAGCAGGTGTAAATGCACTTGAATTAATATTTTCGTGTTGATCCCAAGGTTCATGCATAGGAACACGTTGCATAATTGTAGTCATCGGACTAGCTTTATAGAAATTACCATTGCTCCATCCAGAATCTACACTTCTAACAGGAACGTTATATGTCGGTATAGGACTAGGTAAATCTGCTGTACTTGCAGGAGTAGCAGGAGTAGCAGGATCAGCGGCTGCGGCGGCCGGACCGTTTTGATGTATTTCACTTGCAGATGCTAGGTATAAACCAGCGGCACCAACATTAAAGTTGCCACCTGTGCTTTGTTTCATATCTCCTTCTGACGCTAAATTCATAGCACCAACTGACGATACACATATTTTTCCATTGGCATCGACCTGTATGTCAGACGTTGCTGACTCATACAAACTTCCGCTAGTAGATATATGCATATCTGAGCCAGATGTTTGATACATGGTATCAGCCACCGCAATGTGCATATCTGCACCGACAGTTATTCTATAATTGTTATTAACAGTAAAATGTAAGTCTTGTGCAAAATCTATTTTTCCTTCGTTGTATACAATCATATAAAAATGATCAAATACATTAATATCCATTGCTTGGTTAGATTTAATGTTGAAGTTTCTTCCCGACTCAATATTAATATCTCGATCAGCACGAATGTTTAAATCATTTTCAGAATGTATACTTATAGAATCTTTTGCATATATATCTATCTTACCATTTGATGTAAGTTCAACCCATGCTGTTCCTTTACTATTAGCAATATAAATTAAATCTTGACTGTTATGTAACAATATTTGATGTCCAGTTCTTGTACGCAATCTAACAAGTTCATTTTGACCATCTTTGTCGCCATCGTCCATTACAAATGTTGTTCCGCCTAATCTACTTATAGGAACTTTTGTAGTTGCAGGATATCCTATTAACCCTTCTTTATAATTTGTATTAGTTGCAGAAGAATCAAGATCAACTGGTCCAGGAGTACTTATACCAAAAACCATACTTGGTACTTCGCGTCTAGCACTACTTGATGTTACTCCACGAACTGTGTCTAATAGAAGACCTTGTGCTAGTAATCTATCTGCAAAAGGATGAACAGCTTTGGTAAAGTTGTTAATGGCCTGAGGAGTGGTCTGATCTCCTAATTTTTTTGTTTTCTTATTAAATTCTGTTACTGGTAAATTTTTTGTACCGTACTTTGTTTCTTGGTCTTGAGACAACTCAACATTTTGACTTGCGGCCAATCCAGGAATTTCATAATTTTGATATTTGTCTGCAACACATCCAATCCAATAACCGGAATTAGGGTCTCCGTCTATAAAGATACACATAACTGTTGTACCAATATCAGGAGGTATTGCCCACCACCCGTAAGACTTTTGAGCATCACCTGGCCTAGCAGAATCATTTCCTTCAAACGAAATATTCGTCGCTCCATAGAACGGACTTAGATACTGCACCGGAAATGTTTCTTCTTGGAATTCTAAAGAATTTGTAACACCTCTCATTAAAGCCACTTCAATCCCGCCCATACGAGTAGGATCAAGGTGATTTGTTACTATTCCTAAGTAAGGTCCCGGATGTGGTAATTTACTTCTAATTCTTTTATATTCGCTCATATTCTTCCATTAGTGGTTAACTAAAAAATGTTCCGCTTTTAACTCCGGCCAATGCTCTTGCTTTTGCATCTGCTAATGTTTGTTTTATTGCGGCAGTATCTAGGCCGCTAGTTAATCCGGTAGTGTCTAGCGAGGACCCAGGGCTTGTTAAATTATTTGATATACCGGCAAGAGCATTAGCCGGATTGGGTAGATTATTTAACGACCCGCCCATTAACGATTGTAAAGGACTGACTGCTGAGCTTAAACTAGATGCGGCAATAGACGCAGGATCTAACGAACTCGCTACGCTTTGTTTAATAGAATTTAAATCAATATTTCCGCTAGAGTCATAAAAATTAGAAGTATCAATTCCAGAAACACTAGCAAAAGAATCAAGTTTTGATTTAAGATCACTAGCTGATAAATTTTTCAATGCGGCCGCTTGAGATTTTAAATCATCAACATTTAAATTAGCAATTGATGTAGCCGCTTGTGCTGCCGCAGATGAAATTCCAGACATAGGATTTGTTAATATACTAGATTTTAAACCTGCTAAATTACCTGATAATGCACCGCTAACATCCGATGCTGATGCAGTTAATGATGCTACCTGACCTACTAGATTACCTGGAGCAGTTGCGGCCGCGGTAGCTAATGATCCAAATTGTACGCCGACTGATTTTACCTGAGATGCTACTGAACTTAAATTTAAAGGTCCTTGTAAAGCACCGCTTAGAGCACCAGTTGCATTGCCAGCAAGACTTGATAATTTACTCATTGCTCCTGATAAAGAAGAAGGTACCGCAGAATCTGCAGATGTAGTTACATCCGGTGTAGTGTCTCCGCCTTGTGCAGTTTTAATTTGAGCGGCAAGTGTGTTCACATACTCTGTAGGTCCCAAAGAATCTGCTAAATTTAAATCAGGAATAGGAGCAACTGTTTTTGGCATAGTTGCAGGCAAGTTTGCTATGGCATTACTTTTTAGTTTAGCCAATAATAATCCTGCAGAGGCCGAAGCAGTTAAATCAACTCCCGCAGGCAATTTTTTAGCTATATCTGCTACTTGATTAACAATATTACTATCTAAACTGCCGCCTAATCCGGCCAACTGACTAGTATCTATTCCTAATTTAGCGGTTATTGCAGATGCATTTCCTGCCAGTGCGGCTGAAATTTTATCTTTTGCATTAGCTACATCAATAGACGATGCGGCTCCTAATATATTAGATGCTCCAGCAATACTACCTATATTGTTTATTGCGCCAGTTGCATTATTTAGAGCGCCTTGAACTGCCGCGGCTGAACCAATGGCATTATTAACAGCACCAGATGCAAAATTAGTTAAGCCCGCAGTTAGAGATAACCCATTAGTAGCCAAACGCACACCCGAACTTATAGCACTAATAGCCGAACTTGCCGCTGGACTTACTAATGCAAAATTTGTTATTTGATTTACTTTGCTAATAGCATTAATACCTTGTTGTACAACACCACCAACTTGATTTAATAATCCGGACGCAGATCCGACTGCATTTGAAAAATTTGAAAGTACTCCAGGCAAACCTGCACTAGGTAAACCTCTTTTGACCATGTTAGTTAAACTTATTTCATTTGGTCTAGTGCCGGCCTGCACAACGTCATCAGGTGCTGTATCTTTAACAGGCTGATCACCTGATTTAGGTTGTTCAATTAACGAATACGCTTTATCTGATGCACCTGCTTGTTGTCCAGCTAATCTTAACATCTTAAGATGAGATTTAAACATTCCATCTTTAAACGTATTAACCGATTGTATTACCCTATAAACACCGCTATAGTCTGCAATAGTGTCAAACTTCATAAGACCTGTTTGAGAACTAATATCTGAAGGATTTCTAAATGTAAAATTCACTAAGGCCTGCGCACCTTGCACATTTGCTTCTCCAGAATTAGTTATTGCTGGATCGCTTGCTGGCGGAATATAATTTCCAGCGCCTCCTGTTACTACATAATAAGGATCACCTAATATGTCTAATTCTGCTTTAATTTGATCAACACTTTTTAATATTGCTTCATGCGCGGCATTTTGTCCCATCCAATAGGGATCAGTCTTTTTTGTACCAGCACGTAAATTTTGACTGCTTGCACTTGAATCTTGTTGCATCACAGGAGGTGCAACTTTTTGATCTGCCGGTGCTATTGCCGCACCTTTTGCTAATTGTGCTTTTTGATCACTCGAGGCGGCTGGAGTGTTGGCTGTTCCAGAATTATCTGTATTACCTGTGTTAGGATTTGCCTGTTGAAAATATAAAGTATTAAAATCTATTTTAAAACTTGTTATATCAAGATTTTTACCTGTATAGATATAATTATAATCTCTTTTGATCAAAGGTTTTAAACTTGCAGGGTCAAATTGTGTTAATGCCTGTCCAGGAAGTATACTATAGTGTACCTTGTAAGGAGTTACCACATATTGATAAACAGTATTGTGTCTACCGGTAGATGAATTTAAATCTTTGGTTATGGTATTAATATGTACCTTAAAGTATTTTATCATACCTTGAGCATCTTTAGCTTTATCAACATCTACTAAAATATCTCTTAGGTATTCGCTATCTCTAATCACTGCCGCAATAATATCATGTATCTGAGCATCATTAGAAAACATAATTGCAACTTCTGAAGGATTGTGTGCATCTTCTTCTTGCTTTTTTTGTTGTTGCGCGGCAATTTCTGCTTTTTGTGCATCTGTTAATCTGGGGTCACTTGCGGCGGCTTCAGCTGATCCTTGCCCTGCTCCTGCACTTTTTTTGTCCGATAAGTATCCTGTTCCTGGATTTGGAAATTTAAAAATATTATTGTCAGTTAGTATTTTATTAATTTTAGACGATGCAATAGCATTTCGAGTAGCCTTAGTTTCATTTTTTAAAGTGGCAGGGGTAATTTCTTTACCGTCTTCTATATTAGGAAAATATATTTCATATGTGTCTATACTTTTTGCTTTTTCAGGATCCTGTTCATTTTGTGATTGTTTTTTTAATTTTGTATTCAGTCCTGTTATCATATTATCTAAAATTTCGCCAACAGTTGTTCCTGAAATTTGTATTTCTCCCACAAGGGTGTTTGGTTTAGAAAAACCTATTTCGTTAAAAGGTACTGCGGAACATGCATAGCGTGTGCCTGATTCAGTAACTGATACCTGCACTCCAGTTAACCTAATAGGAAAATATCGAGTAGCATTAGGAACTGATTCAGGTTTGTCACTAGGGCCTTGAGATTTATCTGAATAACCTTTAAATTCTAATTTTAATAAAAATAATGCAGATAGATACGTTGGCCAGCCAGCGGCTCTAGATGAAACTCGTAAAGCTTCAATGAATCCATTCATACTGTAGGGTTCAATAACATCAAATTTTATTTTGGTGGCCAACGCACTGCCTGTTTCTTTTGAAGGTGTCATTATTGTATCAATTTCAACATTGTCTATAAACATGTCAAATCGACCAGGAGATAATGCATTAAATCCAGAAACTAAATCTTGGGCATATTGAGCTGTCTGCTCTGAAGCAGGAGGAATTGGATTACCGTCGCTATCTTTTGTTTCTGAACCAGGATTGTCTGTAGTAATTGCCGAAGCCGCAGACGCATTCATGCCGTTGGCTTTTCCTCCAGATTTAAGAATAATAAAGTCTGAAGAACTAGTTGGAAGAGAAGAAGGATCCTGTAATGCTGATGCTTTTAACGCCGCTAATGTAAAATTATAAGTAACTGACCTATAATTATATAAAACATTTTTGTTATTTGTACTAATTGTTGTTGCAGAAGGAGTCGTAGAAGAACTATTACCCGTATTGATAACATTGGTGTGTTGTACTGCCATGTTATATTCCTAACAATTTATTAAGTGTTGCCTGTTGTGGTAGATATATAGTAGTTCCTGCAACAAAATCATAAACAGAATCTACAATTACTTCAGGATTTCGAACAGCAAATACCCACCATAAATTAACATCTCCATATAGGTCAAATGCCAAAAGGTCTGGTCTATTATCATAAGTAGGAGTTATTGTCCACAGAATATCAAATGTATTTGCAGGAATATCTATAGGAGTCCAGGTACTAAGATATTGTCCTGTCACTGAAGTTTGAAAATAGGGACTTGTTTTAGAATAAACAGCCATTATAGATATCCTTTACCTTTTAAATTGCCTGCAAGCCATCCAGTAACATTAAAATCTTGTATTTCTTGTCTGCTGTACATTACATTTAACGTAACACTGATTGTAGAAATTGTAGGAACCATACTAAGACCAAATAAAGATTTATATTTTGCAGTACCTACAGAAATATAATCAACTCCGTCGGGCAATTCTATTTTAAATGAAGCAACTGATACAGGAACGTTAGCTAACATACTATCACCATAGGCATTTAATCTACAAACAGGAGGTGGACTACCTGCATTAGGATCTGAACCCCATAGCATCTTAGTTAAAGATCTTAATAAATGTACAATACCTAAATATATTGCCCCATCGTCCTCATTTTGATTTGAAAATTTGCCGCTTATTGTGATTGGACCTACCGAACTCTTTTGATAAAAATACACAGGATAATTTGAATGCATAGCCGCCTGTGCATTATACGATGCTTGGTTATCGTATGATATACTAGGAGTATAAGGGAATAATATTCCTCCCATAGATTTTAATACCGATGTTGGACCGGGACCTAAATATGAACTAGGCACAATAATTTGTGTTCTCATATCTTTAGCTCCTGCCCAGCTTACAGTAGCTCCTGAATTACTAGGGCTAGCTCCTATTGAACGTGTATTAGGAGGAGTAGCTCCCGGAGGTAAATTAGAATTAGATCTACGATTATCTTGTGGTGAATCTGAGCTAGAAACTTTTCCGTCTGTATCTGTAGCTAATGTAGAACCGTCGTCAAATGTCTGTATAGTACTACCATCGTCAAATGTTTGAATGCCAGGTGCTGGAGCATTAATTGTTGACTGATCAACATCTGTTGCTGTTGTGGCTCCTTCATTAACCGGAGATTCTTCTGTAATAGACGCCATATCGTTTTTATCCTTATAGCGTATTTAACCAGATAAATATGTATGCACTTAAATGGTTGACATGGTATAACTGCTCTGTTATACTTACTCGTAAAGGCTATTATTAGCCAAAAATAACTATAAGGAGGCCACGCTAAGATGGCTACAGCACAAATAATATCCGCACCAGGTAGAAGAGTCCGCTACTTAAACAATAAAGACTTATTAGCAGAAATACATAAATCAAAAAATTCGTTTTCAAGTTTTACTAAAAAAGAATACGGACAACACGATATAATACTCCCTAATTTAGAAAAAGTAAACATCAGGACTGTTGCAGAAGCCAAACGCAATAGAGCTAAACGACTAGGATTAGAAATTTTCAATGCCGCTAGGGCCGCAGGTGATAAAAAAATTAAACTAGCAGAATGTATTCCAGATTATAAAACCATTGCAAAAACAGATGTCGTTATTCGTATTATGACATTTGATCATATTCCTCTGGCACCAGGTCGTAAAAAGACTACTAAGACTACAGCAGACGCACATGATAAAGTTAATTTTCCACCATTTCAACATTGGAAATTTGACGAACACGATAATTTAATTTGCGTAGGCAAAAGTCACTGGAAAGGAACTGTAGAAAAGGGCTACTTTAGTAAGGATCATGGAAGAATTACAGAAGACCTAGGTAAAATGTATATTAAACTCAGCGAGCGATATGCACAGCGCAGTAACTGGCGCGGTTATACATATATTGATGAAATGAAAGGACAGGCTATTTTACAGTTAAGTCAAATTGGTCTGCAATTTGATGAATCAAAATCAGAAAATCCGTTTGCCTATTATACTGCCGCAGTAACTAATTCATTTACTCGCATACTTAATCTTGAAAAGAAAAATCAAAATATACGTGATGATATGCTACAAGAAAACGGCCTAACACCAAGCATGACTAGACAACATAAAGAAGAATATGCAGAAGAAACTGCTCGACAGGCTGAAATATATAAAAATATGCGTATGCCTAAGAGCGAAGATATAAGTCCGGACGAAGAAGTTGGAACAGAGGCTTGACTTAAGTGTGTAATATCTGTTACACTCATTAGTAGGAGACTCTATGCAATTATTCAAAAAGGTAGCATGCTTTACTGATATACATTTTGGTTTAAAATCTAATAGTGCGGTTCATAATCAAGACTGCGAAGATTTTGTAGACTGGTTTATTGCCAATGCAAAAGCGCAGAACTGCGAAACTGCTATTTTCTTAGGAGATTGGCACCATAACCGAAATAGTATAAATTTAACAACAATGGATTATAGCATTCGTTGTTTAGAAAAATTAGGAGCGGCCTTCAAACAGTTCTTCTGGTTTCCTGGTAATCACGATTTGTTTTTTAAAGACAAACGTACTATTCATAGTTCGGCATTTGGTCGACATATTCCGGGAGTAACTGTTGTAGATAGCGTGTGGACAAGCGGTAATGTTACACTAGTACCCTGGTTAGTAGGTGAGGAATGGAAAGATATTTCCAGTACTAAAAGCAAATATATGTTTGGTCACTTTGAATTACCTTTGTTCTATATGAACGCTATGGTACAGATGCCGGATACAGGCGAGCTACAATCTGCACATTTTGAACATCAAGAATATGTATTCAGCGGGCATTTTCATAAACGTCAAAATCAAGGAAAAATCTGGTACATAGGTAATGCGTTCCCTCATAACTTTTCCGATGCAGGTGATGACGAAAGAGGTATGATGGTAATGGAATGGGGCAAAAAACCAGAATTCATCAAATGGGATCATGCTCCTAAATTTCGTACTCTTAAATTAAGTCAGTTATTAGACGAAGAAGATAGTATTATGAAAGATAAAATGTACCTTAAGGTGCATATCGATCTGCCTATCAGCTACGAAGAAGCAAATTTAATTAAAGAAGAGTTTGGTAAAAAATACGATATTAGAGAACTTAGTCTAATACAAGAAAAAGATAATATCGAAACTGTAATCGACGATAGTGTCGAATCTAAATTTGAAAGCGTTGATCAGATTGTCACAGAGCAATTGGTCAATATCGATTCTAATTCATACGATCCTAAAGTATTACTGGAAATTTATAACGGTCTATAATGTTTAAAATAAAAAATATAACAGTTAAGAATTTTCTTAGCGTTGGTAATCAAACACAGGCTGTCGATTTTGATAAAGAACATCTAACTTTAGTACTAGGTGAAAATTTAGACCTAGGCGGAGATGATAATGGAAGCCGGAACGGTACTGGAAAAACTACAATCATTAACGCATTGAGTTATGCTTTGTATGGTAACGCACTTACTAACATTCGAAAAGAAAATCTAATTAATAAAACCAACGGTAAAAATATGTTAGTTACTGTTGAATTTGAAGTAAGCGGTACTAAATTTAAAATTGAAAGAGGTCGCAAACCTAATATATTAAAATTCTTTGTAAACGACCAAGAACAAGAGCACAAAGACGATGACGCTCAGGGAGATAGCCGCGAAACACAAAAATCAATTGAGCAATTATTAGGTATGAGCCATACTATGTTCAAGCATTTGGTCGCTTTAAACACCTATTCTGAACCGTTTCTTAGCTTAAAACCTAATGATCAACGAGAAGTTATTGAACAATTACTGGGTATTACGCTATTGAGTGAAAAAGCAGAAAACCTAAAAACACAGTTAAAAGAATCTAGAGACGCGATTCAAGCTGAAACTGCAAGAATTGAAGCAGTTAAAGCCGCAAACGAGAATGTACAAAAAAGTATTGATAGTTTAATTACTCGGAGTAAAGCATGGAATACAAAAAAAGATGAAGATCTAGAACGCCTTGCTCGTGCTATCATGCAATTACAAAATGTAGATATAGAAGCAGAGCTTGTAGCTCATGCACAACTTAAAAATTGGAACGATAGTAACAATAAACTAAGAGATCTTACTAAACAAAAAGCTACCTTAGATTCCGCAGTTGGGCAGGCGGAAAAAACGTTGGCCAAATATAAAAAAGAAACAGAACAATTAGAAAACAAAACATGTCCTGCATGTGCTCAAGAACTACATGATCACAAACATGAAGAAATGACTGCCGTTGCTGAAAAAAATTATAAAGATGCTTTTGAGTATTTTCAAAAAATGAGTGCTCAACTTAATCAAATTAAAGATGAAATTATTGGATTAGGAACGCTACCTAAACCTCCAACAACGTTTTATGATTCTGAATCAGAAGCGTTAGGTCATAAAAGCAACCTTGCTAATTTAGAAAGACAACTTGAAGATAAAGCCATGGAGCATAATCCATACAATGAACAAGTTGAAGAATTAAGACACACTGCTATACAGGAAATATCTTGGGATATTGTTAATACACTAACCAAATTAAAAGAACACCAAGAATTTTTGTATAAACTATTAACCAACAAAGATAGTTTTATTCGTAAAAAGATTATTGATCAAAATTTAACACATTTGAATAAGCGGCTAAGCTACTATATCAATAAATTAGGATTACCGCACAAGGTTACTTTCTTAAATGACCTGTCTGTAGAAATTACTCAACTTGGCCAAGATTTAGATTTTGATAATCTAAGCAGAGGAGAAAGAAACAGATTAATATTAAGTCTAAGTTTTGCATTTCGTGATGTATGGGAAAACTTATATCAAAATATTAATCTATTGTTTATTGACGAGCTCATTGATGCTGGAATGGATGCCGCAGGCGTCGAGGCAGGCATTGCTGTTCTAAAGAAGATGGGGCGTGAACGTAATAAAAATATATACTTGATAAGCCATAAAGACGAATTAATCGGCCGTGTTAATAATGTACTTAAGGTTATTAAAGAAAACGGTTTTACCAGTTATTCAAATGATGTAGACTTTGTTGAAGCCCGATGATAAACAAGTATAAGAATATCTATAGTGAGTTAATTGTAGCCTTAACTGAGCTACACAATGCTCATCTAGATTATCTTGAAGGACCAAATATAAGAAAATCTAGAGATCTTAAAAAGAAAATTAAAAGTCTAACACCTAAGTTAAAAAATTTACTCAATATTGTAACAGATGTCAATAAAGAAGTAACCAAGCGAGACAGAGGAATATATCCAAGAATACCAAATGATCCCAATTTGTTGACTCCGGAATTTCACGAATGGGTAAGTAAAGGACTAGGTAGAGTTAATAAATTTACACCAAAAGGAAAAAAGAAATGAATTCACAAGCAGAACTATTAGCGGCTTATCAATCCTATATGGAAGAAAACGCCAAATTTGAAAAAGGCAACAATGCGGCCGGTACTCGTGCTCGCAAGGCATTGGCAGACATGGGCAAGGCTGTAAAAGGTCGCCGCAATGAAATTACTGAAACTAAAAATGCCCGTAAAGAAGAAAAGGTCACAAAGTAATGTTCCATCTAAGAGAAGAAGGCCAGGTAGTACGTAACGGATTTAACTTTTACAAGTTGTCCGATAAAAGTAATGCTGGTTTTATTTTTAGATTAGGAACAAAATTTTTTACACTTAGGTATTCTAAAATAAGGAAGACCTGGATTATTGGATGACTTGGACTTTTCAAGGTACTTTAGTTGAAGAACTCCCCGAAGACTGTGTTGGGTTTGTGTATCTAATAACCAATACAATCACAGGACGCAAGTATATTGGCAAAAAATTGGCAAAATTTGCAAAAACAACATATAAGACTATAAAATTAAAAAACGGTAACAAGAAAAAGAAGAAAATTAGAGGCAAAATAGAAAGCGACTGGAAAACATATTACGGTTCAAACATAGAATTAAACAAAGACGTAGAAACCTTAGGCACAAATAACTTCACTAGAGAAATATTACATTATTGTAAAAGTAAAGCAGAAACATCTTACATTGAGGCCCGTGAACAATTCGACCGCAAAGTATTAGAATCAGATGACTACTATAACGGACATATACAAGTTCGTGTACATGGCTCACACATTATAAAATCTTAGGCATATAATCGGTAATAAGCTCGCACCTGCTAATTTCGGGTGCCCAAAAATCTGGACTTAGAGTCGCAGGGATGGAAACCTCTTGCCGAAAAGAGTACTCAACTACTATCCTTTACAGGACGTCGATCGCAAATTGCCGCGGTTTAGTTGTTTGAAAAGAGTTAAAAAGGCCTAATGAAGGGAGAAAAACCCTACGTTTACATTTATGATAGCGTATATTTGTAAACCGCCGTTGAATGAAGACGGAGCTCGTGGTACCGGTCAACCGCCACTGTAATGCTCTAACGCTGTGTGACTTGTTGAACTCAGATAATGTCATTTTTTCGCCCGGCAGGGCGAAGTGTGACCATAGAATCTAGATAATATCTTAAACACTTCGTGTTTTCAATGTTAAAAAAATGCTTTGAGCTGAAAGCGAAAAAGCAAATGAGCGCAAGCTCATTATCAAACATAAATAAATTTAATGTTCTTTTGAGGAATGAAATATGCGAATTGCTGAAATTATTGTAGAATCTGATTTAAATGAAGGTCCTGCTTGGGATGCTATTAAACAAGGTGCGGGTGCCGTAGGTAGTGCTGTAAAACAAGGAGCTCAAGCTCTTGGTAAAGGTGCTGTAGCCACAGGTAAAGCCGTAGGCAAGTATGGCCCTGGTGTAATTCAAGGTGCAGGTAATTTAGCTACTAATGTTGCTCATCAAGCAGGTAACGTTGCTAGTACTTTAGGTACTGGTGTTGGTAGAACAGCAGGTGGATTATTAGGTGGTATTAAGCAAGGATGGGATCAAGCAAGGGGTAACCCTACAGGTGCTAATCAAGTTCCGTCAGCAGTTCCTCCACAACAACCAAATAATCCAAACATCGCTAATTCACAAGGTGCAAATCAGACACAAGGCGGTAATCAGTCTCAAGGTGTTACACAACAAGCACCAAATGCTCAGCAGGCCGCAAGTGGAGCTCAACCAACTCCTCAAAGTATTAAATCTCAAATTTCTGCTAAACAAAAACAGATGAAAGCGTTGCAAAAAGAGTTAAATGGTCTGCAAAAAATGTTAACTCCTAAACAACCAGCTACAACTACTCAGCCTAATCTTCAGGTTCAACAAGGCGGAATAGCACCTTCGGGAAACCAAGCCACAGGCGAAGGCTTTGAAAGTAAATTTTTAGGAATGACGATTTAAAAGAACGGTAATCCGGACTTTTTAGTTGTTTCTAAATTATCTGAAATTATTTTTCCGATAATTTCTCTATCTTCAATTGATAACAAATATGCTTCGCTTATGGTCATGCCACCACGCATGTACCAGCAAAACTTAAACAATTCGTCTTTGATGGCTTTTGATTCATTTTCCATGGACTTTGACAGCTGGTCAATTTGGTCCATGCTGAGGTTCAAAAGCCTTAAGCGAAAAAAGTTGATGCATCAAATATCAAAGGAATTTCGATAGGTTTATCTTCAACTCCACCTGCTAGCATTGCAGGAGTTGGATTAATAGTCAATGAGCTAATAGTATTTTGCTCTCTCAATACATCTAAATGATTTTTAACTTTATCAAAAATTTCTTTATCTGAGTTCTCCATAAACTCTTTTATAAACACAGGATCATCTGTACTTCCTTGACTAGATTCAATTTTGTATACACAATCAGTAATAATGCCAACTGCTACTCTGTTGAGTTTATCAAAAGATTCTTTAAACAGTTTTAATTTGTCTTCTTCCTTCATTTCCGAGCTATTGGCAATTTGCATGATCTTTTGTGTTTCAAAACTTTGTAAAGCACTTTCGGTCATTTTTCTGTAATTGATTGGTTTAACAAAAACTGTAAGATCTTGATTAATAGCAACTGCATCTTCCCAAGAAACTTTTCCTGCTAGATCAGACATTACTGATCTTAAATCAACATCATATTCGTAATCTGAATCGCCTGTATCAATAGGAACAGCCATACGTTCACCATATGTAGCTATACGTATTGCCATTAAGATAGTGTCAACATCTAAATTTGGAGCTTCCCATGCATTTTTAATATTAGGCATACAACTTTGCATAAGATCAACAATAGCCTGTCCGTTAAGTAATGCATCGGGAATTTTAATTAAAAGTTCATCTTTAGCAGTCATTGAATATACAGGATACTCGCCTGTTTCACTTACTACTAGACTACCTTCTGGCCAAAAACGTCCTCCGCTAGGCAATTTAATATAAATTTTAGGTTGACGCATTAATCCTGCTAGTGGATTATTTTTTAATTTTGGTTGTGTAATCACGGTTTTATCTCCAATAAATAAGTTGACAAACTTATAGATATATTTATCTACGCATATAACCCCAGGAAAAACTATGGCAGACGTAACCGGTACAATAGGTAATGAACATGTAGAACTAGATAATGCGGCTACCGAAGCCACGTTAAGAGCATTACTGGCGGCTACCAAAGGCCTAAACCAATCTATTATCAAAATGCAACCTAAAACAGGTGGCAAAGGAGGAATAGAAGAACTTGATAAAGCATCTGAAAAAACTGGAAAAAGTTTTGCATCTCTGGTAAAATCTGTCGGTCCTGCTGGAGTAGCATTTGATACATTAACCAAAGCGGCCAGCGGCTTAGGAGGAGTTCTTGGTTCTTTGATGGCAGGCGCTGTTAAGACTGGCGAGAATTTAATAGAGTTAGGTAAGGCGGCCGTTGAAGGCAACGCTCGAATGAGTGGTGTCTATAAGGCGTTTGAAGATCTTCCTTTTGGTATAGGTAAAGTTGCTAGCCTGTTTACCATGTTAGCAAAAATACAAGAAGCTAACCTAGATGCTTATAGACAGATGAGCAAGTCTGGTGTTAATTTTTCAGGTAGCCTAACAGATTTAAGATTAGCGGCCAGTGATGCTTATATGACCTTAGATCAGTTTACAAATTTTGTTGGAAAAAATTCTGAAGCATTAGCTATGATGGGAGAAACTGCTGATAAAGGTGCAAAGAATTTTGTTAGACTAAGTCATTCTTTAATTGACAGTAAATTAGGTGATCAATTAATGGCTATGGGTATGACTACTGAAGAAATTAATCAAGGCATGGCCAATTATATTAAAATGTCAGGCGGTCGAACTGATAAAGAAATGCAAGATACTGCAAAATTATCAAAAGCCGCAGGTGAATATATGATGCAGTTAGATGCTCTTTCACAGATAACAGGTGAAAGCAGAGCCGCTGAAGAAGAAAAATTAAAACAAGCCACGCAAGACGCACAGTTTGAAGCAATGATGCAAGGGCTAGATGAAGAAGGCAGAAAGAAAGCTATGGCGGCTATGGCCAATGCTTTAGCCACAGGTGGCAAAGGAGCCGCCGATGCATTAAAAGCTAAAATGTTAGGAATTCCACCTGTTACAGAAGCCGCTCAAAATTTTGTTGCATTGTATCCTAAAGCCGCATCTCATATTGAAAGAATGGGAGATGCTGTAACTGATCAAAAGAAAGGCATAGATGATGTTAATCACATAAACGGTGAAGCCGCAGTTGCATTAGCAAAAGAAAACAAAGCCTTAGGTAAAGAAACACGAGCCGCAATAACTGCGGCAGGCGGTTCGTTAGCAAGCACTATTACTGATGCTACTAAAACTCAAAACATGCTTAACGCTAAAGGAATTAAAACAGCCGACGACTACGATAAGATGATGAAAGACATTGCTAAGAATGAAGAAGATCGTAGAAAAAGTGAAGCAGAAGCCGCAGCCGCGGCAGAAAAATCTTTAAAAGATTTAGGCAATACTATATTATCTGCTTTAACTCCTGTGTTTAAAGCTATGGCTCCGTTGGTTACTGATATTGTAAGAAATTTTGCCAGCTGGCTTAAGAGCGTTGACATGGACAAGTTAGGTAAAGATATGGCAGGGCTTGCTAAAGCTGTTACAGAATACATGTCAAATTTATTCAGTCCAGAAGGTAGACAAAAAATTATTAATGATATCACATACTACATGAAATTAATGTTAATTGAAATTAAAAAAGCTATCATTCCTTGGTATAGTGAAGCCGATGCTGAAAAAGATAAGAAAAAATTAGATGAACAAAAATCTGCATATGATGCTCAGGCTGAACAAGTTAGACTTGCTACAGGTGCAGAGCAAAGAAAAACAGCATTAGCTTTAGACGGAGACAAAGCGGCTCAAGAAAGAGTTAAAGCTGAAAACAAAGCATCAGAAGAACGAATTAAAAATGCAAACGAACAATTAAGAGATGGTAAGATTACTAAAGAACAAGCCGAAGCTATAAGAAAACGCGAACAAGCGGACATTGATAAAAAACAAGCGGCCTTGGACATGTTAGATGCAAAGACTGGTAAACTTGATGATGCAAAACGTAAAGAATTACAAGCTCAGCAAAAGACACTTGAAGAAGGTGGAGCTGTCGCAAAAGAAAAGATGGACAAAGTCCGAGAACAAGAAATTAAAGATAAGTCAAAAGAAGGAACACTTACAGGAAAAGCAACTGGCGCTGTAGCTGGAGGTGTTACAGGAGGTGTTGCTGGTTCAGTCGGTGGAGCAACAGCAGGTGCATGGGTAGGTGGTGCAATAGGAACCTTGCTTGGACCTTTAGGAACTGTAGCCGGAGCGGCCATAGGTTCAAGTGTTGGATCTTGGCTAGGCGGCGCCGGTGGTGCATTACTCGGTGGTTACATCGGTGAAGAAGTTGGCAATGCTGTAACAGCGCCATCTGAAAAAGCGGTAAGAAAATCTATGGATGAGAAAAAGGCCTTAGAAAAACGTGCCGCAGGAGGTCCGGTTAAGAAAGGTGAGCCTTACTGGGTGGGAGAAAGCGGCCCAGAAATTATGAAACCAGATACCGGAGGACAGATTATTCCTAACAGTATGTTACAGATGCCTGGAACTAAAGACATTAATAGCAGTTTTGATGCTATGACTAAAGAGTTAAAATCTCAAAGTATGGGATTACCTCCTATGTCTAAAGACGCATTAAATTTTAGTTCTTTGATGCCCGATGGATTGTCAACAGCGATGAAGACCGTTGGAGCTAAAACTAGCCAACTAACTGAAGATACAAAAGAAAAAGACAAAAAATCACCAACCTTTGAAGAAATGGTTGCAGGGTTTGGTAAATCAGTACAAGAAAAAGTACTAGGAGTTACCAATAATGCAACTACTCCTCACATGACAGCAGAGCAAGGAAAAAATTTAGTATCCGAGCTACAACTGTTAAATAAACAAACAGCAGACATGTTGAAATACATTCGTGATACAGCAGATCATGCTAAAAACACAGTAGATGCAACAAAAGCTCTTAACGGGAACATATTCGCTAGATAATTATGAGTTGGAAAAAATACTTTACACCAGTTAACATATCTGGATCAATGAGTCCTATATCGGGCTCTACAATGCCTACAGGTAGTAAATCAAACTACAGCTCATACCTTCCAGATGTTTATTCCGGGCATCCAAACCGACTTGAACGATACAGTCAATACGACACAATGGATACCGATAGTGAAGTTAACGCGGCATTAGATATTCTAGCAGAATTTTGCACTCAAACAAACGACGAAAATGCTACACCTTTTGAAATTTTCTTTAAGGAACAAGCAACTAGTTCAGAAATTAAAATTATTAAAAAATATCTACAGCAGTGGACTAAATTAAACAAATTTACTAATCGAATCTTTAAGATAGTAAGAAATGCATTTAAATTTGGAGATGCATTTTTTGTTCGAGATCCAGAAACACTAGCATGGATGTATGTAGATCCTAGCAAAGTAGATAAAATTATTGTTAATGAAAGTGATGGTAAGAAACCAGAACAGTATGTTATTCGAGATTTAAACATTAATTTTCAAAATTTAACAGTAACTCAAATCAACCCAAGTAATCAAAATGCAACTCCGGGTGGTACAGCTTATGTAACAGGTGGTTCACATCAGCAAGGTATGGTTGGTGCGTATCCTCAATCAGCAGGCGGGAGATTTGGAGTTAATCAAAATCAATGGGCAATTGACGCTAAACATGTCATTCATATTAGTATGAGCGAAGGTTTAGATAATAACTTTCCTTTTGGAAATAGTCTGTTAGAATCAATTTTTAAAGTCTACAAGCAAAAAGAATTGCTTGAAGATGCTATTATCATATATCGTGTACAACGTGCTCCTGAGCGCAGAGTATTCTATATCGACGTAGGCAATATGCCATCACATTTAGCAATGAGCTTCGTAGAGCGTGTTAAGAATGAAGTTAATCAACGCCGTATACCATCTGTTACAGGTGGCGGTCAATCGGTTATTGATGCTTCATATAACCCATTAAGTATCAACGAAGATTATTTCTTTCCACAGACAGCAGAAGGTAGAGGATCAAAAGTTGAGATTTTACCCGGCGGTACAAACTTAGGTGAAATTGATGACTTACGCTACTTTACTAATAAATTGTTTAGAGCTTTACGTATTCCTAGCTCTTATCTACCAACTGGTCCGGATGACGGAGGAAGCTCCTTTAATGATGGACGAGTTGGGACAGCCTATATACAAGAATTGCGATTCAACAAATACTGTGAACGACTACAAAGTTTAATGAATGAAACATTTGATTCTGAATTTAAACAATATATGTTTAATAAAGGTATTAACTTTGATCCTAATATCTTTGATTTAAAATTTAATCCTCCGCAAAACTTTGCTTCATATCGTCAAGCAGAAATGGATACTGCTCGCGTTGGTACATTTGGTACGCTAGTGGCTGTGCCTTTTATGAGCAAACGATTTGCTATGAAACGTTTCTTAGGTATGACTGCTGAAGAAATTAGTGAAAACGAACAAATGTGGAAAGAAGAAAACGGTCTTTCTGAAAATAAACTACCTGCACTTTCTGAATTACGATCAGCTGGAATTACTTCTGGTAACATGGAAAGCGATATACAAGATCTATCACAAAGTCAACCCCCTCCTGAAGGCATGGAGGGAGGATTAGATATGGATACCAGTGGGGCTCCGGCCCCAAGTGCCGCACAAGGCGGTCCTGCAAGCGGTGCTAATCCTGCACCTCCTATGTAATTTGGTAAATATAGACATGCTACTTAACGAATTCATTTATTTTAACAAAGATTCTGAAGAGATGTCTTCTAACGATCGTTTTGACCCAACACATGACGATTCAGTTATTAATTCTAAAGACCTAAGAAAGACTAGATTAACATTAAAAATGTTAAATGATTTACGCAAAGCTGGTGATTCTAGAGAACAAGAACAAAAAGAAGATTTAGAATTAGTACAGACAATGTACAAAATCCCTGAAGAACAGCCAGCATAATAATCTATCCTGATAACTTTTCAGGATAAATTCTTAAATATTATTAACAAAAGAATCAAAAAACCCAAAAATTTTTGGGTAACTGAGGTCAAAAATGCTCGTTTTTGGCCTATTTCGCATAACTAAATCGAAATGGCTGTAAATACAGCATATGACAAGCCTTGCCGCAAAACTAATTTAAGGAGAACCCGCATGTCTAACAAGTTTGAACAACTATTAGATCTTCTTGTTAACGAAGAACATGAAAAAGCCAATGAACTATTTCATGAAATCGTTGTAGAGAAGTCTAGAAGTATCTATGAAAATTTAATTGCTGAAGAAGCAGATGAAGAAATGGAAGAAGATTCCGAAGAACAGGAAGATGAAGCCGTTGAAGAAGAAACTACATTTGAAATCGGTGGCGATAGTGCTGACGATTTAGTAGGTGGAATTGAAGACCACGATGCTATGGATGCCGCAGGCGCTGATGATGAATTTGGCGACGAGGAAGGCGACGATGCATTTGGTGGTGACGAAATGGGTGGTGAAGAAGACCTAGAAGATAAAGTTATGGATTTAGAAGATGCTTTAGAAGAGTTAAAAGCTGAATTTGAAGCTTTATTAGCTGGCGAAGAACACGAAGAAGAAAAAGATCCTGATATCCACGGTCATGCTTTAGACGACATCGAAGGTAAAGATGACGAAGATGACGAAGAAGATGACGAAGAAGATGACGAAGAAGATGAAGACATGATGCCTACAGAAAGTCGTCAATTTACTCGTGAATATCGCGAAACAGTTGGAAACGACTGGGATAAGGGTAAGCAAAAAGAACAAGGTAAAAACGTAGGTGGTGGTTCTGGTGAATCATATCCTGCACCTGTAGAAGGTAAGAGCCCTACAAGTTCTGGTAAAGGTAAGCCACAAAGTGGTGCAAACGCAAGTAACATCGCACAAGGTGGTACAGGCGTAGGTGAAATGAGTGGTACAAGTCCTAATGCAGACAAAGGTAGCCGCGGTTTAGTTGGCGGTACTAAAGGTGAATTCACTAAAGGTGTTGAAAAGAACATCTCTAGCTCATCTAAGTCTAGCATGAAAGATGGCGCAAAACTAGAAAAACAAGGTTCTGGTTATCCTAATAATAACAAATCAGCAGGTCCAGTAGGTTCTGGAACAGGCGACAAAGCTGGTCAAACTAGCATTGGTAGCCAAAAGTCAATTGTTGACCACAAGATTGGTTAATAGGAAATCTTAATGAAACATTCTTATCTAAGAGAACATCTAAGTTTTGATCAAGCTCGAGTAATACTTGAGTCTCAAGGCGAGGATGGCAAAGACCTTTACTTAAAAGGAATTGCTATTCAAGGTGGTATTCGTAATGCAAACCAGCGGGTTTATCCAGTAGACGAAATTACCACCGCCGTAAAGACTCTAAACGATCAGATTAAAAATGGATATTCTGTTTTAGGTGAGGTTGATCATCCAGATGATTTAAAAGTAAATTTAGACCGTGTTAGCCACATGATTACAGATATGTGGATGGACGGTCCAAATGGTTACGGGAAGATGAAAATTCTTCCTACCCCGATGGGTCAACTAGTTCGTACTATGCTTGAGGCAGGTGTAAAACTTGGCGTCAGTTCACGCGGTAGCGGAAACGTTAACGAAATGAACGGTGAAGTAGCCGACTTTGAAATTATTACAGTAGATATAGTTGCTCAACCTAGTGCGCCAGGAGCTTATCCTACACCAGTATATGAACATCTTATGAATAATAAAGGTGGCTATTATGCATGGAGGGTTGCGCAAGAGGTAAAAGAAGATCCGAAAGCCCAGAAGTATCTTAAGGAATCAATGCTTAAGATTATTAACGGGTTAAAATAAGGAGAAACAGTGATGTTGGACGCATTCAAACAACTAGTAGAAAGTGGTATGATGTCAGAAGAAATTAAATCTGAAATTGAAACCGCTTTTAATACTAAGATTCAAGAAAATCGCGACCAAGTCACCGCTGAATTAAGAGAAGAGTTTGCTCAAAAATATGCGCACGATAAGGCGCAGATTGTTGAAGGACTTGACAAACTAGTCAGCGAGCGATTGGCCGTGGAAATGGCTGAACTTGCAGATGATAAAAAAGCTCTAGCAGAAGCTAAAGTTGCCTATCATAACAAGATGGATGCAGATGCTAAAGTAATGGAAGCATTTGTTCTAAAACAGCTAACAAAAGAAATGCACGAATTCCAAAGCGACCGTCAAAAAGTTGCAGAGAATTTTGGCAAACTAGAACAGTTCATTGTAACTGCTCTAGCAAAAGAAATCCAAGAATTTGCCGTAGACAAGCGTGATCTAGCTGAAACAAAAGTTAAGTTAGTTCGTGAAGCTAAGACTAAATTCGAAGATATCAAAGCACGTTTCATTCAACGTAGTTCTAAGATTGTTCAAGAAGCAGTTGCTACACAGTTGAAATCAGAAATCAAGCAATTGAAAGAAGATATCGATTCAGCACGTCAGAACAGCTTTGGACGTAAAATGTTTGAAACGTTTGCACAAGAGTATAGCACAAGCTACCTAAATGAAAAGTCTGAAACAGCCAAGCTATTAAAAGCTATTGCTAAGAAAGATCAAGAGTTAGCTGAAGCAAAATCAGCAGTTGCAGAAAAAGCTCAATTAGTTGAATCTAAAGAAAGAGAAATCCGTATTCAGAAAAACCAAGCAGAGCGTAAGGCTGTAATGAGCGAGATGTTAGCACCACTAAGTGCTGACAAGAGAGCAATTATGCAAGACCTTTTAGAAAGTGTACAAACTCCTAAACTTGCTACTGCTTTTGAGAAATACCTACCCGCAGTTATGGAAGGCGCAACACAGAAAATTGTTAAGGCAGAACAAAAACCTGCTAAAACAATGATTAATGAAGGCACTGAAGTTACTGGTGATCGCGAAGCTAAACCCGCGGTAGGCTTAGATAACATCTTAGACATCCGCAAGTTAGCGGGCCTAAAATAATTATATTCAAGGAGACATAAATGTCACAATTATTAAATGAAAGATGGTCAGAGACCAAAGAAGCTCTGCTTGAAGGCCTACAAGGTACCCGTCGTTCTTCTATGCAAATTTGTTTAGAAAACACACGTAAGTATCTAGCAGAAGCCGCAACAGCAGGTGCAACAAGTTCTGGTAATATCGCAACTTTAAACCGCGTTATTCTTCCAGTAATTCGTCGTGTTATGCCAACAGTTATCGCTAATGAAATTATTGGCGTTCAACCTATGACAGGTCCAGTTGGACAAATTCACACTCTACGTGTTCGTTATGCTGATACTAGCACTGAAGTCGTAGCAGGTGAAGAAGCATTAAGCCCATTCAAGATTGCTCAGGCTTATTCTGGTAACAACAATGCGACAACTCCAAAAGCTGCCGCAACAAGCCAGCTAGAAGGTCAACCAGGCAACAGAATGAGCATCCAAATCTTGAAAGCTAGCGTTGAAGCTAAGTCTCGTAAACTAAGCGCACGTTGGACTTTTGAGGCTGCTCAAGATGCACAAGCACAACAAGGTATTGATATCGAAGCAGAAATCATGGCCGCTTTAGCTCAAGAAATTACAGCTGAAATCGACCAAGAAATTCTAGCTTCTCTACGTGCGTTAGCTAGCGTAGAAGCAACTTATGATCAATCATTAGTTTCTGGTACAGCAACATTCGTTGGTGATGAACACGCCGCATTGGCAATTCTAATCAACCGTACAGCTAACTTAATTGCTCAACGTACACGTCGTGGTGCGGCTAACTGGGCAGTTATTTCTAACCAAGCATTGACAATTCTACAATCTGCTACTACAAGCGCATTTGCTCGTACAACAGAAGGTACATTCGAAGCTCCAACAAACACCAAGTTCGTTGGTACATTGAATGGCGCTATGCGTGTTTATGTTGACGCATACAAAGTTGACAGCGATGACAACAACCAAGTATTGTTAGGTTATAAGGGTTCTAGCGAGGCTGATGCCGCCGCATTCTATTGCCCATATATTCCTCTAATGAGCTCTGGTGTTGTTCTAGACCCAGCAACATTTGAACCAGTAGTTGGTTTCTTAACACGTTACGGTTATGTAGAACTTTCTAACACAGCAAGTTCTCTAGGTAACGCTGCCGACTACCTAGGTAAGGTTGCTATTACTAGCGCAAACGTAAGTTTCCAATAATCTTTTTAAGGTTATTAAACTACACCAAAAAAGCACCTTCGGGTGCTTTTTTGTTAAATACAGTGTCTAGATTATTATGCTGTACCCACAGCGTAGGGCCTAGAACGCTCATAATTCAAAGGAGAAACAAAATGGGACGTCCTCTAAAAAAGAGATATTTTTTAAAAAATAATACACCTTCTGATGTAGTAAAATACGAAGGTGTTACAGTAAGCATCAATTCTAATGGTACTGGTTACTCAACCGGTGCTGTAGCAAAATTTTCAGCACCACAAGATGCCGCAGGTGTTACAGCAACATTAGGCTTAACAATTACTCCAGCAGGTGGAATTACTGCCGCTAGTATTACTAACGTTGGTTCTGGTTATAATGCCGCCCCAACAGTTACAGTAACTCCAGCCGCTACACAAAATAACACAGCAGTAGCAACTTCTTCAAGTTTCACACTTACAAACGTTTCTGGTGTAAACGGAATTTATCCAGGTATGTTAGTTAGTGGTTGGAGCGGATTAACAGCTTTCTCGCATGTTGCTAGTGTAGGTACAAATACAATTACACTTGATAAAGCTATTACTGCTTCAGGTGGCTCTACTGGAACTAGTGTAACATTTAGCTATTCTGATACAGGTACTGGTGCTACATTTACAGTTGGACTAACACCAACTGAAATTCTTCCAGGTACTATTGCGGCAACAGCATACTTAACAACAGGTTCAGGTGCTGTAACTTCTGCTATTATTAAACAAGAAGGCTCACGTAGCTATCTAGTTGAAAATACACAAGGCCGTGGCCGTGTTAAATTGGCTACAACTGATGCTTTAACAGCAGGTACAATGAAAATTATTGCTACCGACGGAGCAGGTTCTACGTATTATGTAAAAAAATTAACTGCACGTAAAGTTTCTTTAGTTAGTCGTACAAACACAAGTACAGGAGTAATTACTTTAACCAGTGATGGTACTTATACTGTTGGTACAGCAAAATGGACTGCAGGTGTAGCAACAGGTACACAACAAGTTACTATTGGTACAAATACAATTTAAATTTGTGTTATAATAAGGGGGAGTAATCCCCCTTTTCTTATGTTAACTATAGAATCTTCTTTAGACTGGACCAAAGTAGACACTGAGCTACAACGATTAGGCAAAATGCTTCCTATGTTTACGCATGATATTAAAAAAATATCAAAACATCTTTCTGAAGAAGTTAAAAAATTGTCTCAATTAGAAGTGGAACATAGAAATAGACACAGCGGCAGAACTGAACAACTGTGCAAAGATCAATGTTCTAAAATAAATCAAGAACTTAAAAAAATAGAACAATACCATTTAATGTCCTTGCTTGCTAAGTAGGTAAATATTGGTATGACTACTTCATGGATATATCCTACATCTGTTACTCAATCCGCAGAATTTTTAGAACATATTGAATGGTATAGTTCTAACGGAAATTTAAATGTTTTATCTCAGTTAGATACTAATCATATACGCACCGTTAAAAATCTTTTGCATATATCTAATGCTACAGCAGGAGATATTAGACAAAAAACTTGGTACCTTTTTTGTACAGGTTTTAATTTTGACACATTACCTGATACAATCACCGGTCTTGATATTCAATTAAATGTAGTTAGAGGAAGAGTAGTAGAAGACGTAGTGCAGTTAGTTTATCAAGGATCTTTAATAGGTGATAATAAAGTCTATTATTCACAAGACATTGAAAATCATATCAATGTTGTACCAAACCCTATGTATAGCGGTGCAAATGATTATTGGAAGACAAATTTAACTTCAGCAATATTATCGGATCCTACATTTGGAGTTTGTTTACGTTTTCAAAGCCACCCATATTATCCGCACAGTGAAGTTCCAGTTTTACATACAGTAGCTATGCGAGTTAATGGCTAAATATGAATAAAGGAAACCTGCATGAGTACTGAAGTTCTACGATTATCTGGTGATTACAAAATTCAAGCCAATCCTGGAGGAACCATTACTATGGATCCTACTGGTCCTTCTGCAACTACAGGTACAGTTTTAATTAATGGTAATTTAACAGTATTAGGTCAACAATCATATTTTCAAACTAACGACACGTTAATCAAAGACAATGTTATTGTTTTAAACGACGGTGAAACTAATGGCTATGTTACTGCTGGATCTGCAGGGGTTGTTATAGATCGAGGAAATCATTACAGCAACACCTTGTCTGCTGTATTACTATTTGAAGAACAAAATTGGTCGGCTGCAGGCGTAAAACAAGTTAGAGGTATCTGGGATTTTAAAGTAGCAAATGTACAATCAGCTCTTAGAGCTAACGCAATTTTATTTGACGGGCAGGGTGCAAATTTAGATGGTCGTTTACTACTATTTGGAAACCAAGTCGGTATGTTAAATGTTGGATCACAAGGCGATCCAACAGGTGTTAGTTATGCTAGTCGAGTAACTCAAGAAAACGATATTCCTAACAAGTACTATGTTGACCACGTAGTATCTCAATCAACTGAAGTAAATTTTGCAACATCAGCAACTTATATTCAACAAGGTAATAGTTCTGTAATTATTAATGATTTTACAGTAACTGGTCAGCCTAGTAATATTATTGCCTACATTGATAACGAACAAACAGTTTTTATAGAAACAGATACCGTAGCACTTGCTGGCATTGCAATCACTAGCAGTACAATTAGAGCAAGTACTACTAACACAGATTTAATTTTATTAACAAATGGTACAGGAAACATTATAGCCAATGCGGCAGTATCGTTTCAAGTACCTCATATACCTCCTAGTTATACACACAATCAGGTTAAAGTTTACAGCACTTCAACTCCGGGATCAGGCGCATCAGGCCTATTGTATGTAAATAACTTAGGTAGTGATGAATTAACAGGAGCACGTAGGGCTATGGTTTTTAGCCTTATATTGTAAAGGATAAAAAATGGCAATAACAAACAATTTATTAATTGCAACAGCACCTACCGTAGTGTTTACTGCAAGCGGCGAACAGGCAATTACTACTATGATATTTTGTAATACTACTCAGACAACTGATGATTTAGTTACAGTATGGATTGTTCCTTCAACACAACCTCTTGACATTAGTCGTATGGTAATGAATCAAGTATCTTTACCAAAAGGCGAAACTTTTGCATTAGATTCTGAAAGATTTGTATTATCAGATGGAGATACAATCCAAGCACAATCTGCACAAAATGGTATTATATCTTGCACTATTAGTAGCATGGCGACTCATTAATTATGAAATTTTATAAACGCAAACCAATTGATCAACATAACCCGATAGATAGTTCATGGGCTGTGAATAGTGACGGGACTATTGTTACAAATGCAAATGGTTCAATGGAAGTCCCGTCAGGCAATACAGGGCAAAGACCTACTTCGACAGTAGATGGACAAATGCGTTATAACACTACGTTAAATGAAGACGAAGCACACATTAACGGCGTATGGGAACGTATTAGAACAGTACGCCCGTCGACTATTATAGTTCAAAATTTAGGAAGCGGAAATTATCTTAATACATATTTTGGACCTTTAAATCCAGATTATGAACCGTCATATGCAAAAAGTTCTGCAAATATAATGGTGTATGTTGATAATGTTTATCAAATTCCTGAATATAATTATTCATTAACGTTAACTTCCCCTGCAGATTTTCAAATATCAACCAGTGACAATGTTGGTATAGGCAGTTCAACAATTCCTCTTTCAACCCTTACTAATGTACTAGTAGGAATGACAGTTAGCGGATCTTCAGCATTGCAAGCAAATACTACAGTTGCATCTATTGATTCATCATCAACTTCTATAGTGCTTAGTTTACAAACAGTTGATAATATTCCATCATCGACTTCGATAGATTTTACCTATACCACAGGTACATATATTAATTTTTCAGGACCTGTTCCTATGAAACCAGTAATTGCATTATTTGGTTTCGACGGCTATTTTCCTCCAGCCTGACCTTTAAAAACCACAAATATCCTAGCGGGAATAAATACATTCGATGCCAGAATTTTTGGCAGTCGATCATACAGTGGTAAACCCGCTATGTAAGGTGGTTATCCGTGAAACACGGTGTATTGAGGAGCTGACATGGCCGTAGGTCGTATAACGGGTCCACTCTTAGCGCAGAATCTTAACCGCGACGGAGTTGACTTATCATTTGAAACAGATTTATTATACCTTGACGTTAATAATGGTCAGATCGGTATTAAAACTGCAAGTCCTCAATACACGCTAGATGTAAACGGCACACTTCATACTTTAAATTTAATTGCAGATAACACCAGCACTATTGGACTAATGGTGTTTTCTAGTACTACGTCTAGTAGTACAGTTTCTACATTACACGGTCCTATATCTATTGCTCCATCTGGGCAAGAAAACATCTACTTAGTTGGTAACACATTTGTTACTGGTGATGTACGTGCTACTGGTAACTTTTATGCACGTGGTAACATACAATTAGGTGTTTATACAGCTACTGATACTATTTCGTTTGGTGGCGAGGTTAACACAAACATTACACCTTTTATTAGTTCAGGAACATACTATTCTACTGTAACTAATGGTACTACGGTCACTACTTTTACAACTAATACTAGTGTATTTTCTGGATTTAATTTTGGTAGTACTACTAGCTACTGGGCTGGAGGTTATTTCCAAGATTTGTATGCTAATACAATTAGTCCAGCAGATACCGCAACAAATATTACAATGTTTCCTAACCCTGTCTTAAACAGTAAAGGGTTACCAGGAAATGCATTAACAATCAATGGCGACATAAGAGTATACGGCGGAAGTCCTATTGGTACAGCACCGGTGGTTAGTAACGTACTTTATGTGACTATGGACGGAAATGATTCTAACGATGGTCGAGCAGAAGATGCTAGTCGTGCTTGTCGTACCATCAGCGGTGCAGTAAATAGTCCGTTTTATAAACAAGGAACAGTTATTAAAGTCCGTAGCGGACACTATTACGAAAACAATCCTATTCAATTATTACCTTATACATCAGTAATAGGAGATGATTTACGTACAACATTTATCGAACCTTTAAACAAAACAGTTGACTTATTTCATGTTAATTCAGGTGTTTACATTGCACAAATGCAATTTAGAAATTTACGAAGAGGCCAAGTAACCCGTTACGCCCCAGGCGGAGCAGGTACATATACCACTGGTGCTTATTGCGTAGCATTTCCTCCTAGTTTAACGAATCCTATAGATTTATTTTACAGTCCATATATTCAAAATTGTACTAATCAATCCGGTCCTTGGCTACGTGACGGTACTATGTTTGTACCTAATCAAACAGTTCAAGTTCCTAATGTTGTTGCTACAAGCACATACGTTGCAGGAACTTTAACATTAACAGTTAATGTTGTACCTGGAACAATTGAGATGATTGAAATAGGTAATACTGTTAACGGTTCTGGAATAGTAACAGATTCATTAAACGAAGTTCCTGTAGTTGTGAGCATACAAAATCCAGATTTTGGATTTAATAATGCCGCTATATTGCTAACAAAAAATAAAAATTATCTAATAGCCGAAACTATTGGTTACATTAATTATAATAATAGCGGATTTACTTACAATCAAGACACATGCAAAAGAGATTTAGGATTAATAATTGATGCTATTATTCATGATTCTGTGTTAGGTGGAAATGAAAAATCTGTTGAAGCAGGACTTGCATATTGGACTGGAAATAACAATATTATTTCTAATGAAATATCAACAACAACTAATGCTATTTCTTATCTAGGAACCATAGCTCAAAATATTATAGCAAACACACATCCAGGAACAACTTATCAAAATACTGTTCAACAATATATTGATACTGATTTAACAGGCGGAAGTGTTGCCGGAACAAATATCACAGCATGTATTAATACAATTAATGATATAATTCAAAATTGGGCAGGTGTCGAAAATGCCGCTAGTTTATTAACAGCCAATAGAAGTTTTATTCAATCAGAAGTTGTTGCTTATGTCAATAATACTTTTGGTGCTCCATTTAATTATGATCAAACTAAATGTGCTAGAGATACAGGATTAATTGTTGATAGTATTAGTTTAGATTTAATGTATCAAGGAACAAGCCAAAGTAATTTTACAGGTTTACAATATTGGAATCACTCAGCAACCACTAATTCTATATTATTAGGCGAACAAACTACAACAACCAATGCTATAAACTACATTAAAAATTTAGCATTACAAATTGTAACTAACACACCTATTATAACTCATTATCAAAATACTGTACCTCAAGTAATAAATTCTTTTACTGGTACTACTACAAACATTACATCTGAGTTTAATTTAATTGTTTCTATTATTAATAGTGGGACACATGGAGTTACTGATTTAATTGTACCAAACGGAATTACAAGTGTTAATACACTTACGGTTAATACCTATAATTTATTAGAGGCAAACAAAACATTTTTACAAGCAGAGGCTGTAGCTTTTGTAGAAGCAACTAAAACAGCAGGTTTTCATTATACTACCGCAACATGTTATCGAGATGTTGGTTATATTATTGATAGTGTAGCATTTGATATTCTACACAGCGGCAATAGACAAGCAATTCAAGCTGGTACCTACTATTATGGTTATAGTACAACTGATAGTGCTATTCCAAATGAGTCTATACAAACGATTGCGGCCTATAATTATTTAAAAACTATAGTAGAATATGTAGTCACAGCAACACCTATACAGAATCCATATCAAACATATTCTTTACAAAATTATTCTTATCCTCCAGCTACAGGTTTAGAAGTTACAACATTAAAAAATGATATTGATTTAATTATTAGTATTATTAAAAATGGACCAAGTGCTGCCGGACCTAAAACACCTATTGGATTAACTCCAAGTTCTAATCCTAATGTAGCTAAAGCATATACATTGTTAAATGCTAATAGGTCTTTTATTGCTAGTGAAATTGTTTCATTTATTAATGCAACGTTCCCTCAATCAGGATTTAAATACAATCAAGATATATGTTACAGAGATATTGGATATATTATAGATGCAGTACAAAATGACATCTTACATAAATCAAACACTAGTACAATATATGCAGGTTTACAGTATTGGAACGGACAATATACTTCTTTAAAGGGAGAAATTCCTCAAACATACTATGCAATAGAATATGCTAAAAATCTAGCAGTTGATGTTATTTCAAATACAACAGTTACTCAACTTTTACAAACTGGTACTAATGTTGTCAATCAAGTTATCAACTACGATTTAACAAATGGATCAACAGCTACAACATCTTTGCAAACTGCATTTGATATTGTAGCAGGTATTGTTCAATATGGTCCCGAAGCGGCACCATTAACTACTAAATCAAATCTAACACAATTTATTGTTACATTAAGCACATCAACTACAGCAGGAGCATCTAACGATACAATTTATTTTGGTGATACATCAGTATATCCGTTGCAAGATGAATTTATACCTACTGCTTGGTCAACAAGTACCAACGCCGATAGAAGAATTGATCCGCACGGATCGGGCGGAGGTGCTCTTGTAGACGGTAATGCTCCATCGTTAAGAAGCCCTATTCAATCTTTTGTATTTGATGCGTTTACACAGGTTAATCAAGGTGGTAATGGCATACACATTATTAACAAGGGATATGCTCAGTTAGTTTCTGTGTTTACAATTTTCTGTGACGTTGCTGTTCATTGTGAAAGCGGTGGTATTTGTTCTATTACAAATAGTAATAGCAACTTTGGAGACTTATGTTTAGTATCAGAGGGATTCGGTCCAAGAGAATTCGGAGGAACAATTTACAATCCTCCTATTGAAAACTATCCATTAGGGTTCTATCCATACAATCAAGAAGTGGCTGTATTTGTTCCTAATCCCCTTAATCGTCCACATATTAGTTTAGTAATGGAGGTAGTTCCTCCTGACACTTATGTTGACTACGATGGCAATATTGTTCCTTATGTTAACGAACAAGGTTTTCCTGGATTTCTATCAGGTGCATCAAGCATGGATGTACTAACCACAGGATCATATGTTATTACAACAAATTCTTCAACTGGTATAGTTTTTGATACAACTGATATTGCAGTTGGACAAAATGTTTATATTGTAGATCAATATGGAAGCCAGTACGATTCACATAATAATCTATATCTAAATGCAAATACAGTAGTTACAAAAGTAGAATACCAATCTATCACTTTAAGTAATCCTATTAATGCAGGCGGCGGCCAATCTGGAAATGCAAATTATTTTAATATATACACATGCGGCAATGCGTATTATTCTATTTTGTCTAGCGTAGTTGCTCCAGATCCTATCCCTGCAGGTCAAAGCAAAATTACAGGTCAAGTTACTGAAACTATAGCGGCAATCAATTATGCTAATACCTTGTCTCAGAAAATTATTTCAAATCAAATTGTTACTAGTTTACAAACAGGAACAACAACATCTACTCAAATTACAAATAATTCGTTAAATGGGGCACCTGCTGGTTCGTTTATTGCTAACGAATTTAATATTATTAACAGCATCATATTGACGGGTCCAAACAATGCCCCTGTAGTTACAACAACAGGTACAATCGCTACAAATGCACCCGATGCGGCCAGCTTGTTGTCATTAAACAGATCATTTATTCAAGATGAAGTTATTGCCTATGTAAATTCAGCGTACCCTGGGTTTAATTACAATCAAAGAAAATGTAGAAGGGACGTTGGATTACTAATAGATGCAGTAGTAGCAGATTTGAATACAGGTGGAAATTTCCGTGCTATAGAAGCAGGAGGAACATACTATTCTAAATCAGGAACATATCATATTGTAACTCTTGAAGATAACGTAAGAAATCCTTTATTATTTGTCGATGGGGTAACAGTTAACTTCTATCAACGTAGCTACATGAGCGCAAGCGGATATTTGTTTGAGTATGTAGGTGCTGGTACGCAATACGGCGCACTACCTCAGGTAGGAAAAGCAGATCCTATACAGAGTAAAGAAGTAATTCAGTTAAATAATGGTAAGGTGTTCTTTACTTCAACGGATCAAAACGGTGATTTCAGGATCGGCCCAGGGCTCGTTATTAGCCAAGCAACAGGCGTTTTAAGTGGACGAACTTTCCAAAAGAGCTTGTATGCAGAAATGACACCGTTCATTTTAGCAGTTGAAGCTGGTAGCAGTGAGTAAAAATTAAGGAGAAATAAATGGCATTAATTCCATTAAACACGTTTAGAACAATGACAGCGGTCTTGAATACCTCTACCACTGCCACTGTTTACGTAGCACCAATTGGTGTTACAAGTATTATATTGATGGCGCAGGTTGCTAATGTTGATAACAATAACGCACATTATGTAACTATGAGCCACCATAGAAATTTTAGAGTATTACCGAATGCACAAGGCAATAACGGTCAAGCACCAAATGTTATAACAGAAATTGTCTATGGATTTGGCGTTCCTAACAATGATTCGGCATCGCTGATTTCAGGTAAGATGATTTTAGAAAGCCAAGATAGCGTTATTGCTTATGCTGATACAACATCGACTATGAAGTTAACATTATCGATTCTTGAGACAGCTAATACATAATAAAGAGATAGAACATGCCTAAGTTACTAAGTAATAGAAAACCGGTTTTTCCGCCAAATAAGTTAACCGATGATAGATTTAAATATCTCGGCCTAAGTCAGGCTCAACCTGCATTAGGAGAAGCTCCTACACAAAATGAGGGCTATACTATTCAGACTGATGGTACCGGTAAAGCTACATTTAGTGACACATTAGGTCAATTAAAATTTGTTAGTCAAAATATTAGTACAACATTACCTGGTGATATGACCTTTACTAATACCAATGGTAACATTGTTATTAGTCCGTATGTTAAAGCACAAATAAATGGAAATTTTGAAGTAGAAGGTGATATTCTTGTCAAAGGTAAAAATCCATTAGGTACAGCACCAGTAGTCAGTAACGTACTTTATGTAACCATGGACGGTGATGATAAAAATGATGGTCGTGCTATGGATGCTACTCGTGCTTGTCGTACTATTAGTGGAGCTGTTCGTAGTCCTTACTATCAAGAAGGTACAGTCATTAAAGTATCATCAGGTCATTATTACGAAGAAAATCCTATTCCATTAAAAGGTTATACTTGTGTTATTGGCGATGATTTAAGAACCGTTTTTATTGAACCATTAAATAGAGATCAAGATTTATTTCACGTTAACTCAGGTGTATATGTTGCACAAATGCAAATGCGTAATTTACGCAGAGGTAGTGTTGAACGCTATGCCCCAGGCGGAGCAGGTACATATACCACCGGTGCTTATTGCGTAGCATTTCCTCCTAGCTTAACCGATCCTATTGATCTATATTACAGTCCATATATTCAAAATTGTACTAACCAAACAGGTCCTTGGTTAATGGACGGAACAATGTTTGTTCCAAACCAAACTGTTCAAATTCCTTTAGCAGCCGGTACAGCAACTTGGAGTGCAAATACCAATACAATTACTGTAGCAGTAAACTTAGGTACAATTTCAGTTGGCATGGCAGTCAATGACGCGGCTAATGAGGGTTACAGAAATGCTCAATTGTTATTGCAAGAAAATAAAGTATTTTTACAAACTGAAGTTAATGCGTTCATTAATACAGAATATTCAAGTCTAGTGTATGATACATCATTGAGTTTTAGAGATGTTGGTACACTAGTTGATGCAGTATCGGGTGATGCAAGATTTGGCGGTAACGGCCGAAGTATTATTGCAGGTTTATCATACTGGAACGGAAACACCAGTGTACTAACCACTAATGAATCTCTTGCTTGTGTAGCGGCAATTAATTACCTTGCAACATTGGCTCAGTCAATTATAACTAATACTACTATAGCTTCACCGTATCAAAATTCAGTTTCTCAAACAATTGATAATTCTTTATCTGGTGGATCTGTAGTTTCAACTCGTATAACAAATTTATTTTCTATTATAACATCTATAATAACTGGAGGTCCTGGTTCGGAACCTGCTAGAGTAGATGATTTATACGGATTAATTTATCCAACCGGTCTAAGTCCCAATCAAGTTAATAATGCAAGTACAGTTACAAATGTAGTAGACAACGGTGGTGGCTCATTTACCATTACGTTAAGTTCGCCGACCGTGTCTGAAAGCGATGATGCTACATTATATTTTGGTTATACAACAGTTTACCCATATTTAGATGCAGACATTCCTGATTACTGGTCAACAAGTACCAACGCCGATAGAAGACTAGATCCTCACGGAGCTGGAGGAGGAGCTTTAGTTGACGGAAATGCACCTTCTTTAAAATCTCCTATTCAATCATTTGTGTTCGATGCCTTTACTCAAGTTACACAGGGCGGACATGGCATACACATTATTAATAACGGATATGCACAGCTAGTTTCTGTGTTTACATTGTTCTGCGATCAGGCGGTTACAACAGAAAACGGCGGTATCGCTTCTATTACTAACTCTAACGCCAACTTTGGTGATTTATGTTTAGTGTCTAAAGGTCTAGGAAAATTAGATTTTTCTGGAATTGTTTGGAATCCCCCATACCCAACAAATAGACCTAATGGGCAATTCTATCCATTGGGTTACTGGCCGCAAAGACAACAAATGGAAGTGTTTATTCCTAACAGCGTAAATCGACCACATATTGGTTTGGTTATGGAAGTTGTTCCTCCTGATACCTATCTAGATTACAGTAGCAATCGAGTACCGTACGTCAACTCAGAAGGTTATCCCGGTTATCTAGTTGCGGCATCTAATACAGGTACAATTACAACCGGTAGTTATACAATTAGTGGAATTGACACTACTGATATTGCAGTAGGACATACTTTATACATTAGAGATATTTACGGACTCGAAGGGCCGTACGGAAGCACAACTACCTATGTAACAACAGGTACTCAGGTAGTTGACGTAGGGTTCCAAACTGTTACTCTAGATCAACCTATTTTAACAGGCGGCGGAGATGTTACAAATCCAAATTATCTAAATTTATATTTCTGCGGTAATGCTTACTATACAGTTTTATCAAGCCAAATTGATGAAACTTTATCTCATACCGGATCTGTTGCAACATCAGTTATTCCTGGAGAAGTAACTACTACCGCTAATGCTATTGCCTATGCAAGAGATCTAGCGGTACAAATTATTGCAAATCAAACAGCAACATTATACCAAACAGATGTTGCTCAAATAATAGATCCAACATTTAATACAGGTGGTCCGCAAGGCCCTACTATTATTGATAGATTTAACGATATTATTGGTGTTATTACCGGAGGTAATCCTCAATTAGAATATAACATCAACGGACAATTTAAGAAAACAGATCAAAGTGTATTAGATGCGGCTAAATTATTAGAAAAGAATAGAAATTTTATTCAGGCACAAACTGCGGCATACGCAGATACACTATGGCCAAGCCGTTATAGTTATAATGCAGAAATCTGTGCTCGTGATACAGGACTGATTGTAGATGCTATTGCACAAGACATGTTGTTTAGTGGAACAAGCCAAAGTACTTTTGCGGCAATTCAATATTGGAATCAAGGCGATTCTAATATTCCTAACGAATCATATCAAACAATTCAAGCAGTTAAGTATCTAAAAACTTTAGCAGAACAAGTTGTTACAAATACAACAGGTACACGTTATCAATCAACCGTAACTCAAGTATTAACAGCATACACAGCAACTTCTGTCGAACAATCAATTATTGGTACAGATTTTGATGTCATTACTAATATTATGAGTAATGGTATTGCAGGAGTAACTGATAATATTGTTCCTAACAGTTTAACTTCTAGCACAAATACTGCAACCGTTGCGGCATTTAGAAATTTACAAGCAAATAAATTATTTTTGCAAAATGAAGTTATTGCTTATGTAAATGCAAATAAAAACTTTACATACAATTCTACTTCATGTGGACGCGATACTGGATTGTTAGTCGATGCTGTAGCATTTGATTTATTATACCCAACTCCTACAGATAGCCAATCAACTTTTGCGGCTATTCAATATTATAACCAAAGTGGTTATATTACTAACATTGCAGGAGAAATTACAACTACTACAAATGCAGTTAACTATCTAAAATCGTTAGCACAAAAAGTTATTGTAAACGATAAGACTGGTACACGTTATCAAACTGCTATTGCACAAACAACCGGTACAGCGGCAACAAGTGCTGAACAAACTGCAATCGCAAACGATTTTACAGTTATTACAAATATCTTAACTGGCGGAGTTGCAAATATTACTGACACTATTGTTCCTAACGGAGCCGCAAGCACCAGCACCAGTATTTTAAACGCTTACAACTTGTTAGAAGCCAACAAGGCATACTTACAAGCAGAAACAATTGCCTATATTGATGCAACACGTACAGGAACATTTGTTTATAATGAAAAGAAATGCAAGCGCGATACAGGTATTATTATCGACGATATTTCTCGTGATTTATATTTTGGTGGCACTAGTCAAAGTACGTTTGCTGGTTTACAATATTGGAATCAAAACGGTTATACCGGCGCTATTGCTAGTGAAATCACAACAACTACAAATTCTATTAACTATCTAAGTCAGTTGGCTCAGCAAATTGTTACAAATGATACAAGCGGTACACGTTACAGCGGCGGCACACAGATTACAAATCCAATTGCCGCAGGTTCGAGTGCAGAAGCCGCAATCCTTGCCGCAGATTTTTCTGTAATTACAGATATTCTAACAAACGGCACAGCAGGAGTAACTGATAAAATTGTTGCAAACGGAATTGTTGCAAGTTCTACACAAACTGTAATTAATTCTTACAACTTATTGGCGGCTAACCGTGCATACCTACAGGCAGAAGTTGTTGCTTGGGTAGAAGCACAGTATCCTACATTCGCATTTGACTCTTCTAAGTGCTTCCGTGATGTAGGCTACATGGTAGATAGTGTTAGCTTTGACTTATTGTATGGCGGTAATCGTCAAGCAATTCAGTCAGGTGTTTATTACTATAGTTTTAATGCTAGCTCATCTGCAATACCAGGTGAACAAACACAGACTATTGCGGCTTACAACTTTATGTCAAATTTGATTGGACAAATTGTTACCAACACAACTGCAACAACTTACCAATCTAAAGTTTCTCAAGTAAGAAGCCTACCAGCGGCAACCAGTTCTGAAGCAACTACACTTCAAGCAAAACTTACAAACATTGTAAACATTATTACAAATGGTCCAAGTGTAGCACCTACTAAGACAGCTATTACAAAAACACCAAGTGGTAATGCTAATGTTGCTAAAGCAGTTGCGATTATAGAAGCAAACAAAGCATTTATCCAGGCAGAAGTTACAGCATGGATTAATCAAACATACAATATTTTCTCATACGATGAAGATAAATGCTCACGTGATGTTGGTTATATGATCGACTCAGTTGCATTTGACTTGGTACATGGCGGCAATCGTCAGGCAATTCAGTCAGGTGTAGCATACTATAATTACACTGGAGTAAATTCAGTGGGAACAGAGCTTCCACAAATTAATGCGGCCTATGCTAGATTAAAATCTGTGATTAATACTATCGTCACAGGCGGCACAGTTGTTAGAAGTACCAGCAATACTTCTACTCAAGTAACCGGTCTACCATCAGCAACTATTACTGAAGCAAATGCATTAGGTGCCAAAGTTGATTATATCTTAAGTGTAATTAACGGAGGAACTGGCGTTGCAAATACTCTTACACCTATCAGTTTAACTGCAAGTTCTGATGTAAATGTACAACGTGCATTTACAATTCTTGAAGCAAACAGAACATTTATTACAAAAGAAATTGTTGCTTATGTAAACGATAACTTTGCTAACTTTACATACTTGCCGTCAACCTGTGCTCGCGATGTTGGATACATCGTTGATTCTGTAAGTTTTGACTTGGTATATGGCGGTAACAGACAAGCTACGCAAAGCGGTGTTTATTATTTTGGACATAACGGTAGTTCTACTGTTATTCCTGGCGAACAAACACAAACTGTTGCGGCTTATAACTTTATCAAATCATTAATTTCTAATATTGTAGTTGGTACACAGATTGCTGAGCCACAACAAGATAGAATATTACAAATTGTTTCAACAAGCACAGGCACATCTAGTGAAATTACTCTTGCAGATTCGTTGGTTGATAATATTACTAATATTATTACTAATGGTCCAAGCGTTGCTCCTAGCCCAACATCTATTACACTAGCACCTAGTACAGATACCAACGTAGTTAATGCAACCAAGTTACTAGAAGCAAATAGAGATTTTATAACAGCCGAAGTTATTGCCTATATTGGAAATACATTCCATACGCAATTTAATTACAACGAAGCAATATGCGCTCGTGATACAGGATTGATTATAGATGCTCTTGCACAAGATTTAGTATTTGGTGGAACAAGTCAAAGTACGTTTGCTGGAATTCAATATTATACACAAGGTTCTACGTTTATTCCTGGAGAAATAACAACTACAACAAATGCTATTAACTACGCAAAACAAATAGCACAAAAAATAGTGTTAAATGACACAACGGGCTATAGATATCAAAGTACTGTAACTCAAATTACAACTATAACACAGGCTACAATTAATGAAGTTAATGCAATATCGAATGATTTTGGAATTATTACAACAATTCTAAACAACGGTATTGCTGGTGTTACAGACACTATTGTTCCTAATAGTTTAACAGCAAGTACAGATGCAAATATTGTCAATGCCTATAACAATTTGCAAGCAAATAAATCTTATATTCAAAATGAAGTTGTTGCTTATGTAAATGCAACATCTAATTTTCAATACAATAATGCAACCTGTTTTAGAGATGTTGGATTAATTGTAGATAGTTTAGCATTTGATTTGTTATATCCTACAACTAATAACAGTCAGTCGACATTTGCGGCTATTCAATACTGGAATCAAAATGGTTACACAGGTTCAATTGGCAGTGAAATTACAACAACTACCAATTCAATTGTATATCTAAGTCAATTAGCACAAAAAATTGTAGTAGGCGATAAGAGCGGTACACGTTATCAAAGCATTATATCGCAAACTACAGGAACTAACATTGGCTTGCCACAAGACGCGGCCGCTGTTGGTAACGATTTTGGTATTGTTTTAGATATTTTAAGCACAGGTCCTGCAAGTGTAACTGAAGCAATTATATCAAACGGTAGAGCAAGTAATACAACTTCTACAAATAATGCCTACAATTTATTATTAAATAATCTTGCTTATATGCAAGCAGAAGTTTTAGCCTATATTACAACAACAGCACCTACTTTTGCATATAATACAAGCACATGTATGCGTGATGTAGGGTACATTGTTGATAGTGTTGCATTTGATTTACTACATGGTGGCAATCGCCAGGCAATTCAAGCTGGTACTTATTACTATGGTTATAGTTCAACAAGTACAGCGGTACCTAATGAACTACCTCAAGTAACAGCCGCATACAACTATATGAAGAGCGTAATTGCTTCTATAGTAACAGGTCAAACTATAACTCCTAGTGTAGGTAATACAGTTCCTCAAGTAACATACATGTTACCTGCAGGTACTACTGAAGTTAGCACACTAAACAGTCTAATTGACAAAATTGTTAATGTTATCAATAATGGTCCTGATACTGTTACTGCTAAGACACCAATATCATTAGTAGGTAGTACAAGTCAAACCGCAGACAATGCATTTAATTTATTAATAGCAAATAGAGAATTTATACAATCAGAAGTTACTTCATGGATTAATAATAAATTCTGTGGATTCAACTACGATGAAGCTAAGTGTTTCCGAGATGTTGGTTATATGATTGACAGTGTAAGTTTTGATTTGTTGCACGGCGGAAACAAACAAGCAGTTCAAAGCGGAGTTTACTACTACGGTCATAGTACAAGTACTACTGTTCCACCTACTGAAATTCCACAGGTAACTGCGGCCTACGAATTTATTTCTAGTATTAGTTCTAAGATTGTAACTAACACTCTTGTTGCTCCGTATCAAAATAAAGTTACACAAGTAATTAACACAGGTACAAGTGCATCTGCCGCAGATATTGCAGACATCAAGAGTAATTTAAGTTTAATTACTAATATTATTAGCAATGGACCAAGCGTGGCTCCGAGTCCTACATCAATTCCATTGACTGCTAGTGTAACAACAAGCACATTGGCAGCAGGAGCGTTGTTAGAAGCTAATAGAGCATTTATTGTAGCAGAAACTATTTCTTATATAAATCAAACATATGACACAGGATTTGCCTACAATGTTGCTAATTGTAATAGAGATACTGGACTAATTGTAGATAGTCTAGCATTTGATTTATTGTTTGGCGGAGAAAGTCAAAGTGCATTTGCTGGTTTACAGTATTGGAATCAAGATACCTATACAGGAAATATTGGAACCGAAGTTACAACTACTACTAATGCAATTAGATACCTAAGAGAAATTGCTCAAAAGGTTATTTTAAATGAAACAATTACTAACTCAGTTGGTAATACTGCTACTCAGGTAATTAACTTACCAGTTGGTAGTGTTGCGGCAGCTACATCAGTATACAACAATATTGATTTAATTGCTAATATATTACTAAATGGTTCTGCAGGTATAACTGATCAAATTATTCCTAATGGAATTGCATCTACTGATACTGGTATTACAAATGCTTATGCGATATTAGAAGCCAACAAGGCATTCTTACAAACAGAAGTTGTTGCACGTATTAACGCAGATAATCCAGACTTTAACTACAACCAAGCAACCTGTTATAGAGATGTTGGTTACATCGTTGATAGTATAAGTTTTGATTTGTTATACGGCGGCAACAGACAAAGTATACAGAGCGGTGTTTACTATTACAACTTTAACGGAACTGAAACTATTGTTAAAGATGAAATGCCACAGGTAACCGCAGCCTACAAATATATAAGAGATATGATTCCTTATATTATTACTGGTACACTAATTCCTCAATCGTATCAGTCTAAAGTATATCAAAATTCTAAAAATATAGTTTCTCAAATAACTGACATAGCAGTTGGCACCGGTTCTGAAGTTACAGAAATACAAGGTAGTTTAGATTTAATCACTAATATTATTAGCGAAGGTCCAAGTGTTGCTCCTTCTAAGGTTCCTATTGGGTTAACTCCAAATACGTCTGCAAACGTAGTAAACGCTTTCAATATTTTATTAGCGAATAGAGCATTTATACAAGCGGAAGTACTGGCTTTTGTAGATTATTCATATACATATAATCCTCCATATAACAAAAATAAATGTTATAGAGATATGGGTTCAATTGTAGATGCAATAATTTACGATTTAACATATGGCGGAAACTATAGATCTATTAACGTTGGTAATGGATATTATTATAGACAAGGTCAATACCATGTTATTACATTAGAACAAAACGTTCTAGACCCAACATTGTTTATAGATGGTGCAACAGTTAACTTCTATCAACAAAGTTATATTTCAGCGTCTGGATATCTGTTTGAGTATGTAGGTGCTGGTACGCAATACGGCGCACTACCTCAAGTAGGTACAGCCGATCCGGTACAAAGCAAGGAGGTTGTACAACTAAACAACGGTAAAGTATTCTTTACATCAACTGACCAAAACGGAGATTTCCGCATAGGACCAAGTTTGGTTATTAGTCAGGCAACTGGTGTGTTAAGCGGTCGAACTTTCCAAAAGAGTTTGTATGCAGAAATGACACCGTTTGTATTAGTAATAGGAGCTTAATGTGAGCTTTGGTTTAATTAGTGGCGCACAGAAGAACCCGAGCTCGACTAGCGGATATATTACCTTAAGTAATACGCAGGCCGCGTTAGGTAACACCCCTACAACCAGTACGGGTTATACAATTATTACTGTTAATTCTCAAACGTCTTATGCAAATTCGTTAGGTAGAATTAATTTTACTTTTACTAATACTGCTTCGTTTATAGAAAGTAATATTACTAATGGCAATGTTGTTTACAATCCAAACGGAACCGGGTCACTAACTTTAAATGGTCCAGTATATATTCCAAATTTGCAAACATCTAGCGGTTTTAAAGGACCTGTTAAGGTTGCAACTACAAGCGATGTTACTTTAATAGGTGGTGCACCTAATGCAGTTGACGGAGTTTCTCTACTAGTAAACGATCGAATATTAGTATTAGATCAAATTACTCCTTCGCAAAATGGTATATATGTAGTTTCTTATTTAGGCGTAGGATCTAATGGTACATGGGTAAGAAGTACTGATGCACAAACTTCAGATAAACTTGCAAGTGCGATTGTTAACGTAGAGTATGGTTCTACTCACGGTGGCAAATACTATTATACAACATTTACTCCTTCAAATGTGATAGATGTAGATCCAGATTATTGGTATGAAATAATCACAGACACGTTACCTCAATCTTTAAAAAATAAATCAATCGATGCTAGCCCAATTGGATTAAACTCAGCATCAGTTGCAACTTTTGTAAACACATTAATTACAGGAGGTGCGCAGTCTTACGATATTAACAGCGGAGATTTACAAGTATACGGAGGCACCGGTATTAGAGAAAATCTAAATGTCGGCGGTCAAACAAACATTTTAAATATTACTAGTGCAACTAGTTCTTTTACTGGTGCGTTAATTGTTGCCGGTGGAGTTGGCGTAGCAGGAGATATATACGCAAATCATTTTTATTCAAATGGCGTTCCTTTAAACAATTTATATTGGAACGGCGGAAATATTACTTCTGCGTTGAATATTCAAAATCCTTCTGAATCTACAAATACCTATTCTGGTGCATTAATTGTTTTAGGCGGTGCTGGTATAGGACAAAGTTTATATGTAGGTAAGAAAATTGTTGTAGAAAGTCGTGTAGTTACCGATAGTGTTAGCATTACTATGCGAAATACTGCAACCAATGGACAAAGTTACACATGGAATGTTGGTGGAAATAATGCCGCAGGTCAAGGCGGCACTTCTCTAAATGAAGGTAGTTTAACTTTATATAGCGACACAGCTAAAACTTATCGTTTAGCTGTATCAAAAACAACAGGAAATCTTCTAGTAGGACAACAATATGACAACGGTGTAGACAAATTACAGGTTGCAGGTAGTATACAGTATGGATCTGCCAATTTGTTTACACAAGTAACCAGTATAAATAACACAAGTACTACAGTAATTGACAGTTTTTCAGCCGCAAGCTACAGAACTGCTAAGAGTTTAGTGCAAATTGCCAGTGGAATTGGTCCTACAGCATCATTCAACGTAATAGAAGTTGTTGTATTGTTAGATAATATTGGTAATGTTTACTTGTCAGAATACGGTATTATTACTACAGGAGCAGGAGAAATGGGCAAATTTGACGCTGATTATAACGTAGGTGGAAATGGTCTAGTAAGATTGTTGTTTACTCCAGCAAGCGCATCAAACAAAACTATTACCGTAGCAAGACAAAGTATCAGCAGGTAATATCAAGGAATAATAATGGCATTCAATAAAGATTTTATTGTCAAGCAAGGCATAGTAATTGAAGGTACAGCAACTACCTATTCAACAAATTCGGGTTCATTAATAGTTGGTGGCGGAGCCGGAGTCGGCCAAAATTTATATGTCAACAATGCTTTTGTAAGATCTGGCAATACAATCGTAGGAGGTCCTAACGGAGATTTTCAACTAGGTGGAGGCATTTCTTCACTAGGTGCATATTATTTAGATCCTGTAACAAACGGTACCACTGACTTTTCTATAATTAATTATTTAGGTACTGCTACATTAGATGTAGTTAATACTAGTATTATCAATAATGCTGTTGCATTATATATTGACGGATCTGTCAATACAGGAAGTAATAATATATCGATTGTTAATACATGGTCAGTATACATAAACAGCGGTAATATGTACTTAGGAGGTACCAGTGTAAACACACAAACTCCTGGAGGTAACGCATTAATCGTACAAGGCGGTATTAGTGGTAAAGGTTTATACATAACCGGCGGTGGTACATTATTTGGAAATTTTAATTTAAATGGTAGCCCGGTTTTAACAAAAGCAACTCAAAACGCAGGTAATCAAACATTCTCTGGTGATGTTGAATTTACAACAAGTACACAATCTACTTCTCCTATCACAGGCGGCGTTAAAATAGATGGCGGTTTAGGTGTTCAAGGAAATATTTTTCTTGGAGGAACACTAGGTGCTACTACAGGTACATTTTCTTCATTACTAAATTCAACTAGTACAACTACTGGCGCATTAATATTAGCCGGTGGTATTGGTATTGGACAAGATTTATACGCCAGTAATGGATATTTTGTTTCTGGCAACGCTACAACTGGATCGGTTGCAGGTAATAGTTTAGAAGTTACCAATGGTGGCGGCTTAGGAGTTAGCGGAAGTGCTTTAATTCAAGGCCAGGTAGTTATTACAAATTCTACACCTTCTGCATTAAATGTTGCAGGTGGCGCATCTATCGGTAATACATTAAATGTATCTGACATCAATATTACAGATTCATCTTCTGCTACTTCGGCAATTAATGCTCCATTAACTGTAGCAGGTGGTGTTGGTATTAGTGGTAATGTTATTATTGCTAGTACAGAAGCAAGCACAGGAACAACAGCAAGTAACGCTTTGTATGTTGCAGGTGGAGTTGGCATCGGTGAGTCGTTAGTAGTTGGCGGAGATACTGTACTTTTAGGTAGTTTGACATTATTAAATGTTGGAACACAGTTAACAGTTAATAGTACACAGACAAGCATTGTTGATCCGGTAATTGATCTTGGTACAAATGTAAACAATACTCCATTAACAACATTTGATGTTTTTGATAAAGGTATCATAATACATTATAATGATGGACCAACTTCTTCTACAGATAATCATGCATTTATGGGATATGAACATACTCAAGGTAGGTTCATGTTCAAGAAAAATATATACCCAGGTGGTATTGAACAATTTCCAGTAACAGATTTAATAGATACAGGAACATACGCTACTTTAGATGCAGGAACGATAAACCTTTCTGATACAACAAGTGCAGGAACAGGTACAGGTGCAATTACTGTAGCTGGTGGTGTTAGCATAAGTGAAAATATTTACGTTAGCGGAAACACCAGTACATTTGTTGGAACTAACTTTAATTTAAAAGGCATCGACGGCAATACGTTACAGTTACCAAACGGTGGAATTGGTGCCCAATACCTGTTTATTGCTACTTCTGCAACAATCAACGGCGCAAATATTCTTACTACTGCTACAGCTAACGGTAATATCGGCGGAGTATTTACGGCATCGTTTACGTTTATTAATGGTGCAGAATCAAATAGCACAGATACAGGTGCGGTAGTTATTAAACATGGTTTAGGTGTTGGCGGAAATGTTAATGTTGGCGGTAATTTTGTTACCACTGGAACTGCTTACATATGGTCTACTCTAAATTCTACATCAACATTTACTGGCGCTCTAGTAGTACAAGGCGGTGTGGGTATTGGCCAAGATGTAAACATAGGTGGAAATTTAGAAACAACAGGAACAGTTTACATATGGTCTAATTTAAATTCGATGAGTACCACAACTGGCTCTTTAGTAGTAGGTGGTGGTGTTGGCCTTGGCGGAGATGTTTATATTGGCGGCACATTATTTTATTCTAATACCTTAGATATTATAAGCACACAAAATTCGACAAGTACAACAACTGGAGCTTTAGTTGTCAGCGGCGGTGTTGGTATTGGTGAAAATTTAAACGTTGGCGGAATTATTAATGCCACAACCGCAAATTTATTCACAATAAATCTTACAGGTGGTGTAGATTCTATATCAACTACAACAGGTGATTTGACTGTAACCGGTGGAGTAGGTATTGGTCAAGATGTAAACATAGGTGGTTATGTAACAGTAGGTTCTACAGCAACATCATATGCTACTACAGCTGGAGCATTGACTGTACAAGGTGGAGTTGGCGTTGGTGGCAATTTATATGTTGCAGGTAGTATTGTACGAACTGGAAACATAATGAATCCGGCTTGGGGTACTTCAGGCCAAGGGTTACAATTAACCTCAGCAGTTTATACAGATCTAACATCAATTGGCGGAAACGCAGGACAAATTGCTGTACATTCAATTGGCCAACCAACAATTATAGGTTCAAATGCTCCTACATGGAGCGATGCGGCTACTCTATATATCGATAATGCTCCATTAATCAGCGGTTTGGCTACTGCAACAGGTGTTTGGTCATTATTTGTTAATAACGGACAGGTAAAATTAGCTTCATCTTCTATTAATAACGGAACAACAAATACAGGTGCCTTGCAAGTTATAGGAGGCGTTGGTGTTGGTGGTAATATTACATCCGGCGGAACAGTAAAAGGACATCAACTACAGGTTGATAATAATGTTATTACTTCTCCTGCATTATCAGGAATTACTACAAATAGTCCTCAGGCACTTGATATTTTTGTTGGAAATACATTTAGGACTGCAAAATATCTTGTACAAATTAACGATCAAGGTACTCCTAATTTATTCCATGTTGCTGAAGTTGTAGTTGCCTATGACGGTAGCGGATCTTCAAGCGGTGTTTACATAAGCCAATATGGTCTTGTAACAAATACTGGTGAATTAGGTACATTTGATGTAGCGTATAGCGGCGGATTTATCACGCTAACCTTTACACCAAACTATACTCCTACAAATATGGATATTCAAGCCATTAGAATGGCCATTACCTCCTAATTAACCATAATTTTGTATTTGAATAAATACTCAAATACAAAGACAGCCGTCATGTGGAAAGGGAAACTGAATGGCACAACTTGATTTCGTCGTTAAAAACGGCCTAGTAGTTCTTAACGGACAACGGGTCGAATCAACAAGCACTAATACAGGTGCGGCTATTGTTGCGGGCGGATTAGGTGTCAGCGGTAACATCAATCTTGGTAAAAATCTTACAGTTAACGGATTTAGTACCTTACAAAAAGATGTATATGTTGGCGGCAATCTAGCAGTTCAATTAAATCAAATCAATACTGGTACTATAACAGTACTGAATACAACCAATTCTACAGGTTCAGCGTTTGGAGCATTAGTAGTTGCAGGAGGTATTGGTATCGGAGGTGATACCTATGCAACAGGTGATGTAAACGTAGGTAATAATGCAAATATTACCGGCAACGCAAATATTACCGGCAACGCAAATATTACCGGCAATTTAATTGCCAATATCATTACAGCAACTACAGCGGTAATTACATCTGAAACTGTTACATATTCTAATATTACTACTGCAAGCATTTCAACTGCTACAATTAGTAATCTAATTGTATCTGTTAGTGAAACAAATAACGGATCATTAACAGTTGCAGGTCTTGTTAATTTTAATAATAATACTAACTCAACATCAACAACAACCGGTGCATTAATTGTTAGCGGAGGAGTTAGTATTGTAAAAGATTTAAATGTTGGCGGAAATATTGTAGCTCAAGGAAATGTTGTTGCTAATGGTAACATTGTATTAGGTAAATCTACAAGTACAGATACGTTAACATTAGACGCAGAAGTTAACTCTGATATTATTCCTGCATCAACTGGAACATTTAATATTGGTAGTAGCACTCTTCCTTGGAATAGAGTATGGGCAGAAAGTGCAAGATTAATAGGCGGTGTAGATGCAAGTAGTACTACAACCGGTGACCTAGTAGTATCAGGCGGTGTAGGTATTGGTGGTACGTTGTGGGCTACTAATGCGTATGTTAATGGACAGTTAGTTGTTACAAACGCAAACTTGGTAAACTATGGTGTTGCCGTAATCAATGCAGGCACAGATACTGCGGTAAGTAGTTCGAGCGGTATTGTAACATTATGGGATACCAGCACATTAAAATCAGTTACAAGTAGAGGTTCAGAAACAACGTCTACAATAAGTATTACAAACACAACATCGAGTACAAGCACAACTACTGGTGCATTAACAGTGGCAGGTGGCGTCGGCGTTCAGGGAGATATACATGCAAGCGGAAACATTTATAGTTTGCAAGGATCTCCATTAGCTAATATAAAAGTTATAATTTCTTTAACTCCTCCCACAACTGCAACAAACAATGTTGGAGATTTTTGGATTGATCCGAGTATTGGCGTAGAATATCAATGGGTACAAGATGGATCAAATTTTTATTGGATACAATTTACAGGTGTATAAGATATGGCAACACTAGGCTTTCCTTCAAACCCCAATATAGGTGATACCTATACATTAGGTACCCGTACCTGGGTATGGAACGGTAACGGCTGGCAGTTGCAAAGCGGAATTACTAGTTTTGATCCGTTTACTGCAAACAGAATTATTGTTACTACCAGTACAAATTCTACATCAACTACAACAGGTGGATTAGTTGTATACGGTGGTGCAGGCATTGGAGAAAATTTATGGGTAGGCGGTGATACTACAATACGAGGTAGTGCAACATTTGGTGGTCCTGTATATTTTAACGGTACAGCCACTTACATTTTTAGTACAAATACCTATTATACTGATAACATTATTGATTTGCATGTTCCTCCTACTGGTGTTGACGGACAATGGTCTTTTGACGATACTAAGGATATTGGTTTACGTTTCCATTATTATAATCGCTCATTATCAACTGATTCAAATGCGGCACTTATATTAGCCGACGACAGTCAAAATTTAGAATGGTACGGCACAGGAATAGAAACTTTTGGAGATTTCACCAGTGCAACTTATGGTACATTTAAAACCGGTTCTATTATACTAGTTAGTACAACGACATCATATTCTTCTACATCGGGCGCATTAACTGTAACTGGTGGTGTTGGCATTGGTGGAAATTTATATGCTAACGGTATCTATGACAATAACACTCGAGTAATCAGCCAAATTAATGTAGGTTTAGGATTAGGTGAAAGTGCGGCTAATGGTCCGATAATAACTTTAACCAACACTGGTGTTTTATCTTTATTTGGAACATCGGATATTAGTATAACTACATCTACTGGTAATATTATAGTATCAAATACTAGTACACTACAAAGTATAACTAGTAGAGGTGCAATAACTGATAGAATAATTACCCTTACAAATACCAGTGGGTCAAATAGTACAACAACAGGTGCATTATTAATAGCAGGGGGTGTTGGTGTAGGCGGCAATTTATATGCTACTGCAATATATGATAACAACAGTCGTGTTCTAACACAAGCAACTATTGGCAATTTTGGTGTAACATCATTAACTGCTGGTACAGATACAGCAATAAGCACAGCAACTGGACCAGTTGTTGTCTGGACAACTAGCACACTACAAAGTGTGACCAGCAGAGGTGCAATAACACCTAGTGCTATTACTATTACAAACTCGGCTTCTAGTACAAGTACAACAACTGGTGCATTGGTTATAACCGGAGGTGTTGGAATAGGTGGCAACGTATATGCTAACTTTATCTACGGAAATTCATTATACGACAGCGGTAATAGAGTTGTAACTCAAGTTATTCCTTATGCTGGTCCTGCAATTGGTATTACTAATCTAACAACTAGCGGACCTCAAGCATCATTTACGATTCTTAACTTAGGTGTTCAAGCAATTACTACAGGTAGTGGAATTGCTATTAGTACATCAACGGGTACTGTTAATATTGCCAGTGTTGACACTTTACAATTAGTAACAAATAGAGGTGCTACAACTAATAATGCCATTAACATAACTAATACAACTCCAAGCGTTGATACAACATCGGGTGCATTAGTAATTACAGGTGGTGTTGGTGTTGGTGGATCACTTTATGGTAGTGCATTGTTTGACGATGGCAGTCGTGTTCTTACTCAAGCATCTATTGGTAGTTATGGTGTTACAAGTTTAACAGCAGGAACAGATACTGCTGTTAGCTCATCAACTGGTGCTGTGATAATATGGAATACTAGTACATTAGACAGTGTAACTAGACGAGGCAACTCAACTACTGCTACCGTTGTATTTGCAAACACATCATCCAGTTCTGTTGCAATATTGGGAGGATTATTTGTTGCTGGTAATGAAATAGTAGGTGGAAATCTTATCACTACAGGTACATTAATTGTACAATCTCCATTATCAAGTGTAGGAACAAATAGCGGTGCATTACAAGTTGCTGGCGGTGTCGGCATTGCTGGTGCAACATACCACGGTGGCAATGTTAAAATTTTAAGTACAACCAGTGCAACAAGTACACTAACTGGTGCATTACAAGTTGCCGGCGGTGTTGGGGTACAGGGCGATTTGTTTATTGGCGGTGCATTTATCTATGCTGGTCAATTGTACGATACTGGTGCTCGTGTCATTACAACGGGAACTATTTCTCAATACGCAGTTACAACATTAACTGCTGGTACAGATACTGCGGTAAGTGCGTCAACTGGCCCTGTAATTATTTGGAATACAAGTACATTGGCTTCTATTACAAGTCGAGGTGCAACTACTCCTAATATTATCACAATTACAAATACTACAACAAATACTGCAACAAGTTTTACATCAGGTAATGCGTTAATTGTTGCTGGTAGTATTGGTGCTAATAGTATTAATTTAAGTGCATCTAGTTATATTAATGGAGCACAGATTCTTACAACAGTTACCGGTATTATTTCAGCATTTAACGGTGGAACAATTGGTAATCCATTAATTATCGCTACAGGTACACAATCAGTATCAACTAGTACAGGTGCATTAGTAGTTAATGGTGGAGTAGGCATTGGAGGCAATTTATGGGTAGGTGGTACTACTAATTTTGAAGGTAATGTAATTTTTAATGGTACTGCTACATACGTATTTGCTTCGCAAAACTATTATACAGAAAATTTAATTATCTTACATGCTACAACAAGCACAACAGGTGAAAACAGTTGGACATTTGATGACGGCAAAGATGTAGGTATTATAGGAGATTACTACAATACAGATCTTAATACCGCTACACAATTCTTTATGGGTTGGAGACACGGTACAGGCAGTTTTGAATTTTTTGATTTTGGTAGTCAAAACACAGCAGGAAACTTTGTCGGTCTGTACGGGGATATTACAGCAGGCAATTTTTATTCTCAATCTACTGCAAACAGCATCAGTACAACAACCGGAGCAATTACAACACCAGGCGGAGTTGGTATTGGCAGTAATTTAAATGTAGGCGGAACAGCTTATGTAAAAGGTTCGCCTGTACTAACACTTGCTAATTTAAGTGTTAGCACATTGACATTCTATGTATCTGTTAGTAACGGTAATGACAGCTATAACGGTCTATCATCTTTACAACCATTTGCAACACTTGGCAAGGCCTTAAGCGTTGCTTCAAACGGTACTGAAGTCTATGTTGAAGCTGGTACATACACTGAAACATTCCCATTAACTGTTCCTGCAGGTGTTACAGTTCGCGGTGCAGGCCTACGTTCTACTATTGTTCAACCTACAAGCATAACCAATACACAAACTGGTTTCTTATTAAATGGTCAAACTTTAATTAGCGATATTACAGTTAGTAATTTCTATAAACCAGGTTATGGTTTTGCTTTTGCTCCTGGTTGTAATATTACAACAAAGAGTCCTTACTTACAGCGTGTAAGTGTTATTACAAAAGGTTCTGTACAAACTGCTATAGATCCATATGGTTATGGTTCAGGTAATGCAGGTAACGGTGTTTACTTAGACGCAAGTGTTCTAGCACCTAACAGTTTAGAACCTGCTATGTTGTTCAACGAAGTAACATTTATTGTTCCAAATGCCACTGGTATGTACATGACTAACGGTGTACGTGCAGAATTATTAAATGGTTTCTTCTACTTTGCTAATCAAGCGGTATATGCTACTTCTGGAAATGCAGGTGTTTCCGGAGCAGGTCAGACAAGACTTAAACTTTCTGGAGTATCCGGTTCATTTAATACAAACGATACTATCAGCTATAGAAACACATCTGGCTCAGTCGTTGCATCTGGTACGATTTCTAATGTCGCTAATGGTTACATATATATTAACGGTCCGTCATGGGGCTTTACTGTTGGTAATGCAGTTAATACACAAACTGTTTATTCATCAAGTGGAGGCACAGCAAGTTATATTTCTTTAGCAGACTATCATCAATTTGGTGCCGAACTTCGTTGTATCGGTAGTGCGGCTGTATTTGGTAATAGCGGTGTTACTGCTAACGGTACTGGTACTGATTTAAAACTTATTGCGTTCAATATGAGCTTTATTGGCTCGCAGGGAAATTTGACAGACGATGATACATTAACTGTTCAATCAAATGAAGTTATACAAACTAATGGTGGTGTAGTATACTACCAAACAGTTGACCAAGAAGGTAATTTCCGTGTTGGTAAATTCTTTGAAGTTAATGAAAACACAGGAGTTGTTTCTTTCTCTACAGCTTCTATTGCATTAACTACTGCGTCAAGTATTACATTAACTGATGGTACAAATTATACTATTTTAACGCCAGGTAACGCTCAAATTGGTGAAGTTAATATTGGTGGAACTACAGTTGGAACTTTATCAGGTAATTTAAATCTTGCTCCGGCATCCGGGTTAACATCAGTCAACGGCTCTTTACAATTATCCGGAACACTAACGGTACCAAGTACAACTCAAGCAGTGAGTACTACGTCAGGTGCGGTTATTGTAACTGGTGGCGTAGGTATTGGTGGTAGCCTTTACGCAGGAAATATGTTCTCTAACGGTAGCCAAGTACTTACTTACGGTTCACTAGCTTCTGCTGGTGTATCATCAATATTAGCAGGAACTGATATTGCGGTAAGTTCTTCAACTGGTGTGGTCACAATTAGTAATACCAGTACATTAAATTCTGTATTAAGTCGAGGCAGTTCAACTTATCAAAGCATTAGTATTACTGGCACAGGTATCCTTTCTGTAGCAACAACAGTAACAGCTGGACAAGTTTATGATAGCAACGCTCGTGTTGTAACAACGGCAACTATTGCAACTTATGCGGTAACTAATTTAACAGCAGGTAATGACATATTTGTGTCAACTTCAACTGGTCCTGTAACTATTAGTGATATTAGTACATTTCAAAGTGTAACTAATAGAGGCGCACAAACTACAAATACTGTATATTTTAATAATACAGGAACTTCGATAGTTGCTTTGGGAGATATTACAGTAACAGGAACCGTTACAGCAGGTTTAATTACTACCCCTCTATTTACAGCAACTAACGCTATAATTACCACAGCATCAATTATCTATGCTAATGTTACGACAGCAAGTATTAGTACAGCAACAATCGGGTCTTTAGTTATTAATACCAATGAAACAGATAACGGAACATTAACTGTTGGCGGTCTTGTTTCATTTACTAACACAAATTCTAGTACATCAACTGTATCTGGTGCATTAACTGTATCCGGCGGAGTTGGAATTGGCGGTACTCTAAATGCTAGTATAATTGCTACGCCAGTATTAACGGCAACTAACGCTGTAATTACCACAGCATCAATTATCTATGCTACCGTTACAACAGCAACTATTAATACAGCGACTATTAGCACAGCAACTATTAATTTTCTAACAGTTTCAGGACTTGCCGCGTTTACAAATAATACAGCAAGTACAAGTACTCAATCTGGGGCAGTAGTAGTTACAGGTGGAGTCGGAATTGGCGGTACTCTAAATGCTAGTATAATTGCTACGCCAGTATTAACGGCAACAAATATTACAGTTTCAACATTAAATGTTGTTACGACCGAAACTGATACAGGTTCTTTAACAGTAGGTGGCATTGTACAATTTACTAACACTACAAATAGTACAAGTACAACTACAGGTGCAGTTTTAATTACCGGCGGTTTAGGTATACAAGGCAATTTGTATGGCGGTAATATGTATTCTAATGGTGCTCCTGTATTAACAGGCAGTACATTAGGTGGATTTGGTGTTACAAGTTTAACCGCAGGCACAGATACAGCAGTCAGCACCTCAACTGGTAATGTGGTAATTTGGAATACCGGTACTTTACAAGGTGTAACAAGTCGTGGTAGTTCTACAAATCAAGCTATTACAATTTCTAACACTACACCTAGCGCAAATACAGGTAGCGGTGCATTGATTGTAAGTGGTGGTATTGGTGTAAGTGGTCAAGTTTACTCAACAGGATTTTATTCTATAACTACAGTTGGTACATCGACTGTAAGAGTTGCAAGCAGTAGTAGTCAAATTGCTCAGATTATTTCTGATCCTGCTCTAGGACCAAGTTTAACTTTTGGTACTACTCTTGCTAATTCGTTATATGGATCATTAAATGCACCAACAGGCTACCTAACATTAGTTGCAGGATCATCTAGAGATATTAAGATTTACGGAGCCGCAACTACAAATAGCGTATGGATTAGTAATTCAACTGGTAACGTTGCTATCAATAAAGCGCCTTCTGCGTACACATTAGATGTTGGCGGTACAGTCAATATTTCAAGTACTTCATCAAGCACAGGTACTGCATATGGCGCATTAGTAATTGCTGGTGGGGTTGGTATCGGCGGCGGTTTTTACGCAAACACATCTTCGTACATTAATGGTGCGATTGTATTAACCAGCGCAACAGTTAACCAGTATGCAAGTCAAACAATTATTTCAGCTGGTACAGATACAGCAGTTAGTACCTCAACTGGCAATGTTACAATTTGGGACATCAGTACATTACAGTCAGTAACAGGTCGAGGCAACTCAACCACTAACGTTGTAATTCTAAACAGTACAACATACAGTACAAATACAATAGTTGGTAATACATTACAAATTCCAACTGGCGGTGTAGGTACAAATTACTTGTATATTGCTACCGCTGGCTTTATTAACGGACAACAGATTGTTACGACCGCAACAGCCAATGCGGCGGTTACAGCATTTAACGGTGGTACAATTACAACTCCTTTATATATTAATACCACAACTGTTTCAACAGGAACAAGTTCGGGAGCATTAATTGTAGGTGGTGGAGTTGGCATAGCTGGATCATTGTTTGTAGGCGGTACAACTTATCTATCAGGTGATTTATATGTAGATGGAACACAGACTGTAATTAACAGCGTTTTAGAAGCTACACAAGATAAGACATTAACATTAGGTAATAGTTTATTACAAGCAAGCACAAACGGCGCAGGTATTCAAATTGGATCAACTGCAACACCGTTTATCAGTTGGTTGTATGATGGTGGCAATAACTGGAAATCGAGCAACGGTATTTTAGTTACAAACACTGCAACTATTGGTAGTGGTACAGCATCTAGCAGTTCTTCAACAGGTGCATTAATTGTTGCAGGTGGTGCAGGAATTAGCGGTACATTATATGTTGGTGGAATAGTTTCTGGAAACGTAACAGCTACAAATATTTCAGCTAGTTCAACTGCAACTATTAACTATGCTAATATCACAACGGCAACAATTAGTACAGCAACTATTGGTTCACTAACAATTCTTACTTCTGATACAGATAAAGGTACATTAAGTGTTAGCGGATTGGTAACATTTACAAATACAACAAATGCATCTAGCACTACAACTGCCGCAGTAGTAGTTACTGGTGGCATTGGCGTTGGTGGAAATGCTTACATAGGCGGATTATTAACTTCTACAACATTAGTTGTAGCAAATACAGCAACTATTTTAAGTACAGCAACAAGCACAAGTACAACAACAGGTGCATTAATAGTAGGTGGCGGAGTTGGAGTCGGCGGAGCAGTTTACGCTGGCGGCAATATGTATTCCAATGGTGCTCTTGTATTAACAACAGCAAGTTTAGGTTCAAGCGGCGGAGTTGGTGTAACCACAATCACTGCTGGTACAGATACTGCGGTAAGTGCGTCAACTGGCCCTGTAATTATTTGGAATACAGGTACATTACTAAGCATAACCAGCAGAGGTGCGACAAGTACAAGTACAATTACTTTAACAAACTTAACAGCAAGTACAAGTACAACAACTGGTGCATTAATTGTTGCAGGCGGTATTGGTGTTGCTGGATCAGTAATGTTAGGATCTGGTGCTGTACAACGAGGACAGGCTTCTTTAGTACAGGCTAGCGGTCAATTTGTAAATCCGGGTGATGCACAATCTAGCGTTTATACATTAAGAATAGCATCAATTGGAAGCACACCTAGCCCATTAACAACAGACGGTGGAGTAGCAGGAGCAACTAATCAGGTTGTAATGCCAAATAATGCTGTGTTTACATTCCGTGTATTAATAACTGCAAAATCTACCACAAATACAGATAATGCAGGTTGGGAATTTAATGGTGTAGCAACTCGTGGAGCAAATGCGGCAACTACCACATTACAGCGTGTAAATAAAAATAAAATTTGGTACAGCAATGCGGCATGGGATGCAAACGTTACTGTAGACACCACAAACGGTGCTATACAAATTACAGGCACAGGTGACGGTGTTAACAACATTAGATTTGTAGCTAGAATTGAAACAGCAGAGGTTACAAACTAATGAATTTTATAACGATAAATATTGGATTAGAGCAGAAATATGGCAATTAATTTAGATACCAGTCAAGCCGGTGCGGTAACGCTTAAAGCCCCAACTACGGGCACAGTTACTCTTACCTTACCACAGACTCCGGGTTCTAGCGGATATGTAATGTCCACAGATGGATCCGGCATACTGTCTTTTATTCCTCCTAACAGTGGTTCAACAGGATTAACTGGTGCTACTGGAGCAACTGGTAATATTGGTGCTACAGGTTCAACAGGTGCTACGGGATATCAAGGCGCAACCGGTGCTACGGGATATCAAGGCGCAACTGGTGCTACGGGGCCAATTGGTGCTACAGGTAGTGCTGGTAGTCAAGGTACAGTAGGCGGCACAGGTGCTACAGGTGCAACAGGACAACAGGGAAGTACTGGTGCCAGCGGGTATACAGGTGCTACAGGTGCTACAGGTGCTACGGGATATACAGGTGCTACAGGTGCTACGGGATCACAAGGTGCAACGGGCGCGGCAGGCGGACAAGGTAGTATAGGATCAACTGGTGCTACTGGTTTGGGTTATGCTAATGTAACTTCTACTACCCCTAACAGTATTGCAAAAGGCACATTATCATTTACAGTTAACCAACAAGGTGCTTTTCAAACAGGCGGTCGAGTTCGTGCAATTTACAATACAACAAACTATGTAGAAGGTGTTGTTACAATTACTGGAGGTACAAGTTGGAGTATTGCAGTTGACAACGCAGTAGGCGGAGTAACTAACGTACAACCTTGGACTATGCATGTTGCAGGCGATATCGGATCTACAGGTGCAACAGGATTAACTGGTTCTACTGGATTTAATGGTGCTACAGGTGCTACTGGCCAAGGTGCTACTGGTAACATTGGTGCTACAGGTGCAACAGGATATACAGGAACGACTGGTGCTACGGGACCACAAGGTCCTCAAGGTGCTACAGGTGGTTATGGTTCAACAGGTGCTCAAGGTAATATTGGTGCAACTGGTGCTACTGGACAATTTGGTGCTACTGGTGCTACTGGCTTGCAAGGTGCTACTGGAGGTCAAGGTACCAACGGTAATAACGGTGCTACTGGCGCTACTGGCGCTACTGGATTACCAGGTGCTACAGGTTCTAATGGTGTCAATGGTGTTACAGGTGCTACAGGATATACAGGCAGCACAGGTGCTACAGGTGCTACAGGACCTGTAGGTGCTACTGGTGCGGCAGGCACAGTTTATTCTTCTTATTATACAGGCGGAGTGTTATCAGCAGGATCGTATTCTTATCCAGGATCTCCTCCATGTACTTCGTATTCTACAGCTGGATGGTACACTATTGCTACTAACTCAGGTGACCGTGCTAACGCAAGATTTGTAATTACAGATACTACAAGCGGACTACATCAAGAAGTTGTATTTTATGCATCTGTTAATTTTGGACAACCAGCGGCTATTAACGTAGTTGCAAACTCGTTTTATAGCGGTAACGTATTTGCATATCTAAGAATTATTCAGGGTAGTACATATGATGGAGCCGCATTACAGGTATTCATCGGATCACAATCTAATTACCCAACAGTCTACATGTATGATAACCAACAAAGTGGTGGTTGGATATTAAAGAATTGGATTCCATCATCGACTAATCCGGGTAATATCAACGGTAGTTCGACACCATACACAGGATTTTACGAAAGTACTCGAGCATATTTAGGTAGTGATCGACAAGGATTAACACAAGCTCCTAGAGGATTAGCATTAGGTTTTGATAGTACTCCTCGCTTGTTACCGGGTAATAGTGTATTGGGAGCTCAAAGTAGCGGAAATACACAAAGTACACAATTACGTGTGCAAACAGATTATGCCTATGCTGATCTAGGTGCAGTAAACACCACATGGTTCCATCACAATACCAATGCCAGTAATGGTTTCTATTGGTATCAATTTGGTCAAAATGCATCATCGTGGAGAGCACCTTATTTTTATGATAGCGACAATACTGGTTATTATATTAAAGCTAGTGGTACTACAAATTTATATTATGCCAACATCAATGCTGGTTTGTTTGTCAACAACTATGTTTATTTTTCAACTAACAATACCAATACAATTAACGTTGGCTACAATAGTGCTTCGTCTGGTCTAGATCTTTGGTTTAACTACAGAGGTTATCAAGACGGATTCTCCTACTATAGAAACTTTAATATTGGTAACGGACAAGGTGGAAATATTGCTTGGTTCAACGGCGCCAACAACTATGTGGCTATTAACAACGGTCAAAGCGCAAGTTACACATTACACGTTAATGGTACTATCTATGGTTCTAGTGACGTAAGAGCTCCTGTTTTTTATTATTCAGGTAATACAGCATACTATTTTGCGCCTAATAATGCTAGCGGTACAACTCTTTCTACTGCATACAGTACAGATGCATTTGGTTACAACCCAAGTTACGGTACATACATGGGAGGTACAAACGCTAGATACATTTATAACGGTAATTCTAGTTATACAGGTCCTGTGTGGTATAACAGTGGCGGTATATATACAATTATTCATAGCGGCAACATCACAAATTATACTGTAGGCACAGCTGGTGGTACATTCACTGGTGCCATTTATGCACCTATATTCTACGACTATAACAATGCGGCCTATTATTGCGATCCAAACGGGACTTCTGTACTAACACAAATCAACATGTATGGTACATTGTATACCAACAACCCAATGAGCTATGCAAGTAGCGCAGTAACAAGTTTAACAAATGCTCCTATCAGTACAACAAACTGGGATCCAAACGTTGGTACAACAGCTCAGTTTGTTCCATTAACTAACCAGACTGCTCTTTATAACTCAGGTTATAGAACACACGTTAACACAGGTATCTATAAAGATGCCAGCGGATGGGGTGCAGGTTGGTACATGGCCATTGGTGGTAACGACAGTTACCCTACAGAATGGTTCCAACTACGCTACGGCGGATATATTACTCACAGCTATGGTTATGTAAGTATAGGTGGATCAGTTAGATCACCAGTGTGGTATGATACAGACAACACTGGCTACTACATAGATGGTAATAACACATCTAACCTTTATGCATTTGTATCTTATTCACTACAAGGTAACGGTAATGTAGGTGGAACTGGTTCGGCTTCGTGGCACCCAAGTGGTATATATTCTGCAGGATACAACTGGTTATACGGCGGTATGAACCTAGGCGGCGGAAACCTTAGTAACGGTGGTTATGCATATTTTACCATTATGTACGACAATAATAATAGTGGTTATTA